ATGAGATCATAAAGGAGGATTTTGTTATGACCAAATTTTTAGAAACTGTTTGTAAGACTGTCGGTGTCGTGTTGTCTACGATTTTTCTTCCAGTACGAATTTTAATGGTAATAGTTTCGGGAATCATTGAATTTCCAACTACTATATTTGCGTCAAAATTCGAGATTGGAGTCAAAGAGTATTTTTCACAAGCATTTTACGAAGTCGCAATGGGAGTAAAATTTTGGTGGAATTGTGTTACCAAACTTTATGAAGAGGATTGAGCCGCAAAGGCTCTTCCTTTTGATATTCGCGAAAAAAACATTCTCCTATATGAAATAATAAAGGAGGAAACATTATATGCTGTTGACTATTTTACTTATCTTCATGGCTATCGCTGCTACTATTGCCGCAATCGTTGTACTCGTAGGAGGAGGGGCGATCGGAATAGTATTATTCGGAGACGTGATCGTATGTGTATTGTTTATTGCATGGATTATTTCCAAAAATATTAAGAAACATAAGAAGGATTGAGCCGCAAAGGCTCTTCCTTTTGATATTCGCGAAATTTTCAGCTTATATTATGAGAACATAAAGGAGGTTCTATCATGACTTATCGACAAATCGAAACTTCACGTGAACGTAGACTCTGGTTGACTCAGGTTGCAATACCAGTGATGACACTGGCGTTGACAGCTCTGTCTATTCCAGAGATAAGGAACAAAGCTGTTGAGAAATTTAACGATGCTCGTGATAAACTGAAAAAGTTCGTCACAAAGGAGTCCTAACAGGGACTTCTACATTTTTTGAAAGGAGAACAATATGAAATTTAATCGAACGGCTGTTCTTGGTTTTATCGGAGTTGCTGTTGGTCTAGTATGCTCGATTTACACAGCCATTAAAGCTACTCCAAAAGCAGAACAGTTGAAAAAAGAAGCGGAAGAGAACAAAGGAGAACCTCTCACCAAAAAAGAGGTGTTAAAAGTAGTAGGAAAAGAATATATACCAACGGCTGTTGCTGCTCTTGGATGTGTTGCATCTGCAGGATTATCTGCAAGGGAATTTGCCGGAAAAGCAAGTGCATTGGCTGCAGCTGCTTCCATGGCGACAGCATCTCTCGGAGACTATAAAGACGAGATACGAAAAATTCTTGGAGAAGATACTCCGTTAAAGAACATCGTTTCTAAAAAGTATACGGACGATATTGATATTCAAGACAACGAAGTTCTATTCTATGACGATTTTTCGCATCAATATTTCACATCAACCAGAGAAGCTGTCATACAAGCAGAATACGATCTGAACAGAGTTCTGGCGCTATTTGGAGAAGCAAGCGTCAATGATTGGCTCGGTTTTCTTGGATTAGATCCGATAGAAGAAGGATCTGTTACTGGCTGGTCATTTATGGCTTACGCTGAGGTTCAGATGTGCTGGGTAGACTTTCGTCACACTCTTACAAAAATTGATGATGACATGGAATGCGAAATAATAGAGTTTGCAAATGCTCCATTAGTTCAAATCTAGGTTCGCGAATTTTTCAGCTTGTATTATGAGAACATAAAGGAGGTTCTATGAGTAATAAAATGCTTAAAGTAATTGGAATTGCGTTGAGCGCGATCGGATTGTTAGCTTCGGTATTAGCTGACGTGGTGAAGGAAAAACAACATTCTGATGAAATTGACGAGAAAATAGAACAGAAATTAAAAGATAGGGGACTCTAACGGGTCCTCTTATCTTTTTAAAAAAGGAGAACAGAATGTTTGATATTCAGCAAAAATTGGAGGACGGTGTGTTTCGATTCTATGTAACGGTCGATGATTATAAGATGGCCGATATAATCGAAAAAAATCTACTTAAATGTAAATTAGCTTACGAAATCTTAAAGAACTTAAAGGACGTACAAGAACGAAAGGAGCAACAAAATGAACACTAAATGGATCCAATCAGCAATCAAAACTTCATTGATATTTTTGAGGAAGCACACCCCAGAAATATTGACAGCGTTGGGAGTTGTTGGTATGGCAACTGCTACTGTAACTGCAGTAAAAGCAACTCCGGAAGCATTGAAGAAGATCGAAGAAAAGAAAGAAGAACTTAACGTCGATAAACTGACGGTTGGTGAAACAATCAAAACTTGTTGGAAATGTTATCTTCCGACAGCAACTGCTGTGACAGCATCCGCCGCCTGTATTATTGGAGCTAGTGCGACTAACAATAGACGTAATGCGGCATTGGCAACTGCTTATACACTCTCCGAGACTGCTATGCGAGAATTCTCGGAGAAAGCAGAAAAGGCCCTTGGAGAGGAACGTTCCAATGATATTCGTAACGAAATTGCTAAAGAACGAGTCGAAAATCATCCCGTAGAGCAACAGCAGGTAATCGTTCTTGGTAAAGACGAGACGTTGTGTTACGATTATATGGCGGATAGATATTTCACGAAGGATCCGGATGAGATAAATAAGGCCGTGAATGAACTTGCAAGACGTATGCGATACGAAACATACGTATCTTTGAACGATTTCTATTATGAACTTGGTCTTAGACCCACCGGAGTTGGTGATGAAGTAGGATGGAACATAGACAAAGGTATCATTGATATTTACTATAGCGCTCAAGTGGCTACGAATGGGAAACCGTGCTTAGTTCTTGAGTATAGGGTTCCTCCTAAAGCCAATTATATGGACTAAGACCTCGCGAAAAAAACAGTTTATTATATGAGGGATACACCTCAAACTAAAATACAAAGGAGTTATTAAAATGGAAAACGAGAACATGGAAATGGTAAACGTTGACACTACTGCTGAGGTTGAGAACGAATCTTCAACTGGCAAGAACATTGCAATCATTGGTCTTGGTGCAGCATTGCTTGGTGCCGCCGCATATGGCGCGTACAAGTTTGGTGCTTTTGTCAAGAACAAGGTTCAGGACGCTCGTCGGTTAAAGAAAGCTGTCAAAGATGCAGAAGCAGAACGTAAAGCCGCTGAAACTGCTGACGTGACTATTGAGAACTAAATTGTATGAAGGGAGGAGAACCTAAGGGAGGATGCCACATGGCATCTTCTCTTTCGTTTTTGATGCTATGGCACTCTGGAATTATAACGGACCAGTAATGAGATTCGGGATTCGAATCGGAAATTATACTGGAGCAACTGTGGCTAGGACTGCAAAAGAAGCTATGCGTAATTTCACATATCAGGCGAAAGGAACCTTAGGTCTTCTTCCCAGTGCTAGAATCGAATTAAGTAGCAAATATTTATCCAATAAAAGTGAGGAGAATACGAATGAAACGGTTTAAAATATTCTATGTTGATTCGATCGATCAAGATGGAAACGAAGTGATTCATCATGTCTTCATAAATGCCATGAGTGAACATGAAGCTCGGATTTGGTTTAATATTTCAGGTTTCGATCCGAAATCCTTTGCTTGGATGGAAGAAATAGAGGAGTAAATAATGGAAGAAAATAAACAAACACCGAATTTGTCTGCAAAAAAAGTTGGTCAGGTAGCGAAAACTTCGGCGATTGTACGTACGAACAATGACAGCAAATTGTCAAAGTTGATAAATCCGGAAGATTTTCAGAAAATGAAAGAGCACGTCGGAAAAGAAGTGATTATCCCTTATCTTAAACGGACCTTCTTTGACGCGGTTCAGGAAGCTTTGTATATGCTATTGTACAAGGGACAAACATATGGAAAGAAAGGTCCTAGCGCTTTTGGATCCAACATCACATATGGAGGAACCCAGTATAATGGATATTTTGCAAGTTCTTCCTTGAATCAGCCTCCGAAACGGGCATCTGAAGAGGCGAAAGAGCAGACGTTGAACGTTAAGAAAGGTCCGTCTGATCTTATATTTCCGTCAAGAGCTGATGCTGAAGACACTTTGATCAAAATGGACGAAATCATAAGCACTTATGGTTCTGTTAGTTTTGCCGATTTGGAAGAAATGGCTGGTGTAACAGGAGATTTTACGGACAATAAATATGGATGGAAAGACATCCGTAATGCAAAGGTTGTACGAAACGCTTTGGAAGGCGGTTATTACATTCGTATGCCCAGAATGATTGTACTTGATTGATATTTAGAAAGGAAATAACTAATGAATACTGAAATCATTATAAATGTAGCAAAGAAAGTTCTTGGTAGAGCAGGTCTTTATCTGAAGAAATATGCACCCGAAATATTGATTGGTGCTGGTGTAACAGGTATCGTAACGAGCACCGTTATGGCCTGTAAAGCAACTACAAAATTGAACGATGTTATCGAAGATCATACGGAACGTTTGGAAGAGCATCGGAACGAGATTGTAGCGATGAATAAAGATGCTGAGGAAACCGGTATTGATATTAAGAAAGAAGATCAGAAGGGTTTGATCAAAGTATATACTAAAACTGCTTTGAACATGGTCAAACTTTATGGTCCTTCTGTCGGATTGGCAGCTCTTTCTATCACGAGTATTCTTGGTGCTCACACGATTCAAAAGAATAGAACAGCTGCGATTAGCACCGCGTATGCTTTGGTAAATAAAGCATTCAACGAATACAAGGATCGTGTAGAGGAGAAATACGGTTCTGAAGCGGCCAATGATATTGCATACGGTGTCAAAACAGAGAAAATAAAAGAAACAGTCACTGATCCTGAGACTGGTAAGAACAAAAAGATTGAGAAGGTGATTTCTGAAGCAACTACTCATGGTGCTTATACAATTTGCTATGAGCCTGGTTGTGCTGGATGGGACGATAATCCCGAATTTAGCAAAATGTATCTTTGCGGCGTTCAGGATCAGCTAAATCTTAGACTTCGGACAAAAGGACATGTCTTCTACAACGAAGTTCTCGACATGCTTGGTCTTCCTAGCACATCTTGGGGCCAGGTTGTTGGTTGGCTTTACAATCCGGACGACAAGACGAAGAAGAATGTGATTGATTTTCACATCTTTGATCTGTCCGACAAGACAAAGAGAGCTTTCGTGAACGGATATGAGCCCTGTATTTGGTTGGATCTTGATCCTGATGGGGTCATCATTGATATGCTCGGAAATTCAGTTCCTAGAGCTGATCGGAGGTTTGCATAATGAACTATAAAGTAGTATTGGGTTTCGTGGCCGGCCTCTTAACTGGGGCCGCTGCGACTTTCTTTATCACAAAGAAGATTCACGAAGATGAAATCGAACAATTGAAGGAAGATTGGGGGAAAACTCGCAAGATTAGTAATCCTGATCATATCGAGAATGAAGTAAAAGCTTATCTCGATAAAAACAAACCCGAATTGATGGATTATTATAAGCATAAGCTTGAACAATCTCCTGATAAATATTGGAAATCTTCCAAGGAGTCTACGAACGAAGAAAAAGAAGTGACTCCTAAAATTCTTCAAGATAGAAAGGAGAACGAAGAGCTAAGACAGATATACAATGAACATCCAGATGAAGAGAAACCCGGTCATGATGTAACAAAGCCTTATATCATAACTCCTGAAGAACTTGGGGAGGAAATGGATTATAGTCTGGTTGCATTGATATATTATGCAGATGGCGTTCTTGCTGATGACTTTGACAACGTCGTCGATGACGAAGAACACTATGTCGGAAGTGACTATAAGAATCATTTCGGGGAATATGAGACCAACACTGTTCACGTACGTAACGATGAATTGATGTGCGATTATGAGATCACACAGGATTTCAGAAAGTTTAGTGACGTGATTAAGATGCCTGGAGGCTATGACTCGTAATGAATAAAAAGAGTTTGTATAGCGAATATTATGATTGGCTGTGTGAACTCGTTTTTACGGATGAATATGGAGGACCAACTTACTATAAATTGTTCGCATGTCTCAATGATATTCCATTCACGTATTTAATAGATTTGGATGAGGCACGAGAAGCTGATGGATTGAGTTTGAGAGAAAGGTATTGTTATGAATTGGGTTATAACATGGATCCTAATTCAATGAATAGACATTTTCAAAATCGTCCTTGCAGCGTTCTTGAAGCAATTATAGGTATCGCAGTCCGGATGGAGGAATCCATTTTGCTCGATTCTCGATATGGAAATCGTACTGATATTTGGTTTTGGGATATGATGACTAGTCTTAAAATCAATACTATGGATGATTCTGTATTTGACGAAAGCTACGTACGTAACCGTATTCAAATCTTTCTTAAGAGAAAGTATGAGTTTAATGGAGAAGGAGGATTGTTCACCGTAGCTCATCCGAAACGAGACATGCGTACAGTAAACATCTGGATGCAGATGTACTGGTATATTAATGAACGAATAAATTGGTAAAGGAACGTGACCTGATGCTTGATTTTTTGAGAATTTCGACGAGGCCTGGAAAGTCAAAAGGAACAATCGAAATCTATCCAAAATTCTACATTATGAAAAGCTCCGATCTAATGATTCGAGGTGGTGATTTCTACGCGATCTGGATCGAAGATAAAGGGTTATGGTCCACCGACGAACAAGATGCTATTGAACTAATCGATCAAGAACTGGACAAGTATGCTAAAGAGAATGAATCTCGACTAGATGGACATGTTCAAGTCCTTCACGTACAGGATGCTGAAACTCGAATGATAGACAAATGGCATCGATTCTGTCAAAAAGACATGAGAGATTCGTTCCACATGCTCGATGAAAAATTGATATTTTCAAATAGTCCAACGAATAAAAAAGATTATTCCAGCAAACGACTCCCGTATCCTTTGGAAGAAGGCTCTATCGACGGATACGAAACATTAATGAATGTGCTTTATGCGCCTGAAGAAAGACGAAAAATTGAATGGGCAATTGGATCCATTGTCTCAGGAGATTCTCGAAATATTCAGAAATTCATGGTTTTGTATGGTGCAGCTGGTACTGGTAAATCAACAGTTCTGAACATTATTCAACAACTATTTGAAGGATATTATTCAGTATTCGATGCAAAAGCATTGGGTTCTTCTTCAAACACATTTGCTCTCGAAGCATTCAAAACAAATCCATTGGTTGCGATTCAACACGATGGTGATTTGTCTAGAATAGAGGATAACACTAGACTTAATAGTTTGGTCTCCCACGAATATATGACGGTAAATGAAAAGTTTAAATCTACATATTCAAATAGATTTAAATGTTTCTTGTTCTTAGGAACGAATCGTCCTGTTCGTATTACAGATGGTAAGTCTGGTCTAATTCGTCGTCTTATTGATGTTTCTCCAACCGGAAACAAAGTAAGTCGAAAAGAGTATAATGTGTTGACCGAGAAGATCAAATTCGAATTAGGTCATATAGCAGATCATTGTTTGAAGGTTTACGAAGAATCGCCTGGATATTATGACGATTATGTACCAACAACGATGATGGGCGCATCAAATGATTTCTATAATTTCGTCGAAGATTCTTACTTTGTGTTCAAGAACGACGACGGAACTTCGTTGAAATCAGCATGGGAGCGTTATAAGGTATATTGTGAGGAAGCAAAAGTTGGGTATACATCTTCAATGCGTGTCTTTAAGGAAGAATTGAAGAACTATTTCAGAGAGTATATCGAGCGATATGTCTTGGAAGATGGGACAAGAATCCGAAATTACTACAAAGGATTTATATTTGATAAGTTCGATAAAAGTCTGAATGAAGACAAAGATGAGTCTGTTGAAAAAATAGAGTTCATCGATTTTAAAGTTCAGCCTTCGATTCTTGACAAAGAATGTGCAGAATGCATGGCGCAATACGCAACTGAAGACGAAACTCCAAACTTCAAATGGGCAAATGTCCGAACAAAACTTAAAGATCTCGATACATCTAAACTTCATTATCTAAAGTTTGAAGACAATACTCATCATATTGTGATTGACTTTGATATTCGTGGGAAGGATGGTTCGAAAAACTTTGAAGAGAATCTTAAAGAAGCAAGTAAATGGCCAAAAACTTATGCTGAATTGAGCAAGAGTGGTGCTGGAATTCACTTGCATTATATTTACAAAGGCGATCCTTCAAAATTAAGTAGAATCTATGACGATAATATTGAGATCAAAGTGTTCAAGGGCAATAGCTCATTGAGAAGAAAGCTCACAAAATGCAATGATATTCCTATTGCTACAATTGCGTCCGGATTACCGCTGAAAGGAGATAAAAAGGTGATCGATTATGATAGCGTTCTTAATGAGAGAGCTATTAGGACCATAATCAAAAGAAATCTGAATAAAGAGTATCATCCGGCAACAAAACCATCGATAGACTTCATATATTCTACACTTGAAAAAGCATATAATAACGGGTCGAAATATGACGTATCTGACATGAGAAGTGCAATCTTCGCCTTTGCAGCGAACAGTACGAATCAGTCCGATTATTGTATGAAACTTGTGCCAAAGATGCATTTCAAGTCGGATACACCAAGTGAAAATAAAGAATTTGGATCTGATCGGTTGGCGTTTTATGACGTCGAGGTATTTCCAAACTTACTCCTTGTTGTATGGAAATTTGATGGTGCTGGAGATAAGAGAACCATATTGTACAATCCCGATTCTGCTCAAATAGAGCAACTTCTCCAACTGAAACTTGTTGGTTTTAACTGTCGTCGTTATGATAATCATATACTCTATGCAAGATTGATGGGGTATACGAACGAGCAGATCTATAAACTCTCGAAGAAAATAATATCTGGAGAACGTAACGCCGGCATGTTCGGAGAAGCTTATAATCTAAGTTACACTGATATTTATGACTTCGCATCTGCATCAAATAAGATGAGCTTAAAGAAGCTTGAGATTAAGATGGGAATTCATCATCAGGAACTTGGAATGGATTGGGATCAGCCTGTTCCGGAAGATAAATGGCCTTTGGTTGCTGGATATTGTTGTAACGACGTTGACGCAACGGAAGCAGCATTCCATTATTTGAACGCGGATTGGACGGCGAGAGAAATACTTGCTGACATCGCGGGAATGACGGTTAATGATACGACCAATAGTCTGACAACCAAGATCATTTTCGGGAACAACAAACATCCTCAGGATCAATTCAATTATCGAAACCTAGCAGAGGATGATATTCCAATTAAACCCGGTTCATATGTCGTCTTTAATAGTAAAGGGCAACCCGTATTTCCGGGATATAAGTTTGAACGTGGAGTTTCTACTTATCGTGGAGAAGAAGTTGGAGAAGGTGGTTACGTATACGCCGAACCTGGAATCTATACGAACGTAGCATTACTTGATATTGCATCTATGCATCCTAGTTCGATAATTGCAGAGAACTTGTTTGGCGATGAATATACGAAACGCTTTGCCGAATTGAAGCAAGCTCGAATATTGATTAAGCACAAAGACTTCGATCAGGCAAGAAAGATTATGAATGGCGCTCTCGCGAAATTTTTAACTTCCGAAGAACTTGCTGATATTTTATCTAACGTTCTAAAGACGCCAATTAACTCTGTGTATGGATTAACTTCAGCAAAGTTCGACAATCCGTTCAGGGACAAGAGGAACATTGATAATATTGTAGCAAAGAGAGGCGCTCTCTTCATGATCAATCTGAAACATGAAGTTCAGGAACGCGGATTCACAGTAGCACACATAAAGACGGACTCTATAAAGATACCAAATGCAACTCCTGAAATCATTCAGTTTGTTAAAGATTTCGGAAGAATGTACGGGTACGAGTTCGAACATGAGGCTACGTACGCTAAGATGTGCCTTGTTAACAATGCAGTATATATTGCAAAGTATAACGAACAGGGCATCATAAACAAAGGCGGAAAGCATGCAAATGAATGGACTGCTACTGGTACTCAGTTTGCTGTTCCGTATGTCTTCAAAAAGCTTTTCTCAAAGGAAAAGATTGAATTTGAAGATATGTGCGAAACAAAACAGGTAGCTACTAACATGTATCTTGATATGAATGAAGAGACACCAGACGAACATCATTTGATATTCGTTGGTAAAGTCGGTCTTTATTGTCCGATGAAACCAGGATGCGGTGGTGGAAATCTTGTTCGCGAAGCCCTTGACAAGAACGGAAACATTAAATACGACACTGTAGTCGGAACCAAAGGTTATCGATGGTTGGAATCTGAAATGGTAAAACAACTCCATAAAGAGGACGATATCGATAGATCTTATTACGATGCATTGGTGAACGCAGCAGTTGATGCAATCTCCGCTTATGGAGATTTTGAACTATTTGCAAATGATTGAAAGGAGAACTAATAATGTCTAACGAACGTAAAACTATTGCCATTGAGAACGCACACCTTTTCTTTAAGAACTTTTCTGGAGAACAGACGGCTTTCAACAGAGCTGGTGATCGAAACTTCTGTGTCTTTATTGATCCTGAAATCGCGCCTAAGTTGAAGGAAGACGGTTGGAACATTCGTATGCTTAACCCTAGAGACGATGGCGACGAGCCTCGTCCTTATATTCAGGTCAAAGTTTCCTACAAGAACATTCCTCCTAGGATCTATCTTATGACTTCCAGAAAGAAGAGAATGCTCGACGAAGAGACAGTTGGTGAGCTCGACGTTGTTGATATTCAGTCTTGCGATCTTATCATTACACCTTATGAATGGACGATTAATGGCAAAACCGGTATCAGCGCATACCTCAAGACGATGTATGTAGTTATGGAAGAAGACGAATTTGCAGCAAAGTATGCTGAAATGGAATATCCCGGAGAAGCACCCTTTTAATTGATATTTTGAAAGGAGACAAATATGAATTGCACTAGTCCGCTAAATCCTGAATTTAATTTAACATTGGATTCCGGAAAATGGTCTGAATTTCAAGTCGAAAAACGACGCCATTTAGATGGTATTATGTATCGTTTCAAATTTCCGAATGAATATGGAGCATCTGTTGTAAAACATAGCGTTTCTTATGGACACGAGAAAAATCTTTGGGAATTGGCGGTGCTCAAATTAGGCGCCTTATGCTATGATACGAAGATTACGGATGATGTCATAGGATATTTAACAGATCAAGAAGTTCGTTCTTATCTTAAGGAGATCTACGAGCTTCCACCTGTTACGTTCAAACGTTAATATTTGAGGGGCTTTGTCCCCTCTTATGGGGTCTTACTGCTTGGTGTACTTACGAGGTTCGAGTCCTAGAGACCCTTCTTCTATTCGGATTTAATAGTTGACATTTGCGCCATGACCCTAATCGAAGCGGATACATTACATCATATTAGATAGAAGCAAAAAATCATATAAACATTTTAAAAAATATATCTGGTCCAAATCGATAGGCGAGCCGATTGAAAACTATTAGTCAACGATCCTTTATATTTGCGTAAATAATTTAGGGATATGAAACATAAATCCAACCAAGAGACGCATGGCAGAAAAGAAATTACGGAATATTAAGGATCGTCATTTGTTCAGATGGCGAAATGGCAACGCTTAATATTTGCAGGTTCGATTCCTGCTCTGAACGCCCTATAATCCGGGGAGAAGCAAAATTGAAGCAACTATAACTCATGATTGGAGGTATCCTGCTGTATGATGTAAATCACTCCCCGGGTTTTATCGCGAAAAAAACATCTTGTATTATGAGATCATGAAGGAGGTTTCATAATATGGCTAAAAAGACTATTCAAGATCCATCCGTTGAGAAGACTAAATTAATCACTGATCTGATTAAAGACGGTATTTGTATGGTTGGATGCATTGTACTATTTTGGTTATTATTAAATCTATGCTGATTGAAAAAGGATTGGGATTCATTTCCTGATCCTTTTAATCTTTTGAGGTGTTATGGCAGGTATTATTTTAGCTGATTATCAGCTTGAAGCTATTGACAAAATGAAAAATGGATGTATTCTATGCGGAAGTGTAGGAAGCGGAAAGAGTAGAACTTCGCTAGCATATTATTATAAGCTGATGGGCGGAGAATTGAACACTAAAAACTATAAACCACTTCCTAGAGCGCCGTGCGATCTATACATTATTACGACTGCTCTCAAAAGAGATACACACGAATGGGAAGAAGAAATGATTCCGTTCATGTTGTCTACAAATGAGAATATGTATGGAAATACAGTAGTTATAGACTCCTGGAATAATATCAAGAAGTACACGGACATTCGTGATGCATTCTTTATATTTGACGAGCAAAGAGTTGTTGGTTCTGGAGTTTGGGTAAAATCGTTTATCAGTATAACCAAGAAAAATCGTTGGATTCTGTTGACAGCAACTCCAGGAGATTCTTGGAAAGATTATATTCCGGTGTTTATTGCAAACGGATTTTATAAAAATAGATCCGAATTCTATCGAGAACATATTGTGTTGCGATACGGGAAACAGCCTTATCCAATAATAGATAGGTATATAAATACTGGACGACTTCTAAGACTTAGAAAGAATATACTGATTCAAATGAAGAACCAACGAGACGTTCGCTATCATCGCTATGATATTTATGTCGATTATGACAAACGTGAATTTTGGAACATAATCAAAACAAAGATGAATCCCGAAACAGGAGAACCATTCAAGACAGCTTCCGAGATAGGAATCGCATTGAGAAAGGTCGTGAATAAGGACGAATCTAGAATTCTTAAATTATTAGAATTAGTCGAGGATCATCCTAGAATCATACTTTTCTATAATTTCGACTACGAACTTGATATTCTTAGAAATCTATACTACGGAGAAGATTTTGTTGTTGCTGAATGGAATGGACATAAACATCAGGAGGTTCCAAGTGGAGATAAATGGGTATATTTAGTTCAATATAATGCAGGCGCAGAAGGATGGAACTGTATACGAACAGATACTATTATATTCTATTCGCTGAATCATTCATACAAAATAATGACTCAAGCCGCTGGACGTATTGATCGAATGAACACTCCATACAAGGATCTTTACTACTATTATCTACAATCTAAAAGTCCTATTGATATTCGTATACGTAAATGTCTAAATGACAAGAAAGATTTCAATGCGAGAGCGTTTATGGACGATCTTGAGAAAGGATACAAACTTGCACCCGATATTATGCAAAATTCTAGGCGGACATCGATTCAATGATCGATATTTGAATTGCTGGGAAGAAACTGGTCTATATCATTATAAAAACAAATGTATTCGATGCGGAAAAGTAATGGAATGGACTATACCAACGAGTTGTATTTTCGGACCTACATATGAAGAAAGGAATAAAACAAATGGCCAGACCACTAAAAACTCTTAACTCTGATAAGATTCGCGCTCACGAAAATCACAAAACACCTATCACTCCTTGGACTGAGCTTGGAACTGCGGTCATACTACAAGCTGTTCAGGATCTCGACAAAGTAATCAAGAATCTAAATTCTACTGATGATGTTGATGCTCGTAAACGCTATCTGGACCAGTTCAATTCATTAAAACGTTTCTTTTATGGGGACGACATTCTTATGTATACAACACTCTCGGGTCCAGCGATCTTTAAAGAAGTCTGCAAACGCAATCGATACAATTCAGTAGAATCTTATCACAGAAAGAAGGTTATTAAATGAATTTAGTCACAAAAGAAGTTTATTACGATCAGTATTGCAAAACCTGCAAATACAAAAACTTGGATGAAGGTGACGATCCCTGTAATGATTGTCTCGCTAGTCCATGCAACTATGAATCTCACAAACCTATTTATTACAAGGAGGCAAAAAATGACTGTTGAACGATTTGAAGAAGTTCTGGACGAACTCGAAGGAAATTCTCTGAAGACTTTGAAAAAGAAGAATCGATTGTACTCTATGTATAATAATCCTCTTCATAATTTCGAGTCTGGAGCCCAAATTTCAGGTGGAACTGCTGCGCAAACTTGTTGGGGTTATATGACCAAACACTTGACAGCTCTTCGTGACAAAGTTATGAGAAACGATTTTTGTGACAAAGAAGATCTTCTCGAAAAGTGCCAGGATATAATCAATTATGTTCGTTTCATCTATTGTATAGGAATCAATGAAGAAGAACTTAGAACACAAGAGATGTGCAAATGCGAATAAGTAAAGAAGAATATTATCTTGATATTGCTCTTGCAGTAGCAAAACGTTCTACATGTCTTCGTCGTTGTTATGGTGCTATTATTGTCAAGAATGACGAGATTATTGCCACCGGATATAACGGCGCTCCAAGAGGAAGTAAGAATTGTACGGATATTGGAAGTTGCTATCGAATGATTCATAAAATTCCGCACGGATCAAATTATGAATTATGCAAATCGGTGCATGCTGAGCAAAACTGTATTATATCTGCTGCTAGGAAAGACATGATTGATTCAACGATGTATCTGTCGTGCTGGGATCCAAATACTGGAACAGAGATTACGGACGAAAGCGTATGTCCTTGCGATATATGCTCTCGATTGATAATTAATGCTGGAATAAAGAATCTTATTACCAGAAACTCGTATCATCAAAATAATTCTAATGAATGGTTTGGAGACATAATATGAAAAAAGATAATAAACGACTCTATCAGTCCAAAGAACAGACTAACAAGTACGAACGCGCTAATGTGAAACGTATGATCAAGGAAAGCATGAAAGAAGAAGAGTCCAGAGAAAAGGAGCGGGAATACTATGATTACAAATGCCGATAAAGTAAACCCTTTTATTCCTATTGAAAAACGTTCTCCTTGCGAAAATTGCATACACTTTGATATTTGTGAACTGAAACCATCATTCAAAGAACTTCTAGAAAAAACTTCCAATCTCGAAATGAAAGGCTCTGACGGAAAGATTCTAAAAATCTCTGAATTACGAGGTCTTAATTTAAAGGTCACATGCGACTACTATATGGAGAAGTCTAATACCATTGCTTTAAGGAGATAACGCTGATGGAAGATCTTAGAACACTAATTGATATTTTCGTCAACATGTTTGGTTTCTCAAATAAAAAGAATGTTCTGTTGGTCCTCGATTTAGAAGGTAACGAAATCTATAGAGGTCCTGCAAAAGACATTGATCCTAATCATGAGAAGCTTGACTGTCGTGTAAGAAAGTTCTCTATCTATGAAATGGTTGAAGAGAATACGTACGAGGCCATTGTTTATATTTGATTCGCGTCGAAAACATTCTCTAATATGAAAGGAGGATGTTAAAATGTCCGGTGAAGTATTAAACGTCTATGTCAACAAGGAACAAAAACTTGTGGTTGTCGAGATGAATATGTGGTCTCCAACGAAAGCTGGAGAAATGCGTCTCGTTACGCAACGCTTGGATTTTGGTCCGGAAGACGTACAATCATTGATTGATATTCTACAAGAAGGACTATCGACTATCTCTGAAACGGAGGAGCTCTAACAGGGGCTCCTCTTCTTTTTCTAGGGGAGGACTTATATGGAAGAATTATTTATCGAGAATAAAAATCTAATTTATCAGGTACTGAAAACGCGTTTTCCTATGTATTATTTCGATGAAGACATAAGACAAATTGGGGCTATCGGATTATGGAAAGCTTGCAAAAGATACGATTTGCATACTGCTAAATTCTCTACGTACGCTTGTTTATGCATTAAAAATGAAATCTTACATCATCTTAGAATTCAGAATGCAAAACGTCGCCATCTTGATATTCCTCCAAGAAGTATTGACGAGATTCTAAAAAATACGGACGATGTTTCGCTTGGTGACACCATCGTTGGAATGGAAGATATAGATTATATTGATTGGGACGGATTCTGGAATTCTCTTAGCTTGAAGGAGAAGAAAATCGTATACTTACGTATAAACAGATATAATCAGAAAGAAATTGGAAGAATACTTGGTATTTCGCAATCTCTGATTAGTCGTATTCTGTTGAACGAAATCAAACCGAAATTTGAGAAATATATTTAATAGCTACCTCGCGAAAATTACAGTTACTATTATGAGAGAAAGAATGAGCGAACTTTAGCTAAATACTAAAGCCGGACAGGGATCTTACTAGGACTTAGGGCCGAATCAACGGATTATTAGCGCTTTCTTTTTTCTTTTTGCCTCGCGAAAATTACAGTTACTATTATGAGAGAAAGAGTTAGGTGGACATCAAGATCCTAACTGAAAACATGATGGATGAACGGAATAATTGAATGCCGGAACATATCGTAAGGTATGTGAAATCCTAGAAGACTAACTTATATCATAGCAGTATGAGTAATCAGAAGAAGCTAATTTTAGATTAGTGTAGGACCGAAAGGGCTATGAGGGTGTTATCGGCTATAATAGCCATCATGGATTTCTCTTTTCTTTTTATTTCGCGAAAATTTCACCGTCTTTTATGAAAGGATGGCGAATCATTATGATGAAATATTATGCTTATGTTGCAAAAGATGTAGCTAGTTATTTTGAAACCAAATTAGCAGAATGTGGTGGAAGAATCATAAAACGCAAATTGGTTTTAGTTAATAATGGCGAAGTATTATACTATTATGTAGTAGAAGCAAAAGATGGAATCATTGATCCAAAATTTGAAATTGAAGGGGCTTAGGCTCCTTCTTTTGATTTTCTAAAAATGAAAGGAGAACTAAAAATGAAAATGACTAAGAAGAGAAAGAACCAGCAGAACAAGCTCAGAAGAAAGTTTGGATGGAAGACATCCAGTATACCTAGCACCGGATGGACAGGCTTGCTCAAAGAAAAAGCAGAAGTCTATTCGCATAAGCACATCTCAAATGACATAGCTATTTCGTTCAACGACATTCTACTTTGGCAAGAGGTGTTGGGCACCAGTTGGGGAAAAGGTATTACGATTGATATCTGTCAATATGACGATTCGACTGAGAAAGCAAAATGTCTAAACAATTTGTCAGTAACTCTTACCTTTGAAGAATTGGAAACGATCTATAAAATCGCTAAAGAAAAACGATACGAAACAATTGTTAAGCATTTTGCAACTCAGGAGGAAAAGGAGAACTAATTATGTACATGTTAACAATTAATCATCGTAGCACACCTTATTCTAATCCTGCTATCGCGGCAGCTAGGATGACTTTGACTAACAAAGAAGATGTTTCTGGTCAGAGATTTATTGATATTCTAGAAAGAATGGAAGACGGAGAAATGTTTGTAGGAGCAAACTTTGTAGTTCAGTGTTTTAAAAAGGAGAACAAAGATGATTAAACTTGATGTATGTGAGTATTGCCAGAACTGCGTGGAATTCGAGCCTTGTGTAACAGCTCGACCTGAATTATTATACGTTGATAACGAACCACATGGTTTTATTGGTGACACAATCGTCAAATGTAAGAACTGCTACAAGTGTGAGGCTCTTTATAGATATCTTAAACGTAGTGAGGAGAATAAAAATAATGGCTAACAATTCTTTTTATGGGCAAAACTCTTGCTACCGATGACGGTGAGTACGGAATATTTATTAAAATTAAATTAGAGAAAGGATTTGATATTTGATGAATAGAAATAACGCTGAGCTTTCTAGTATTGTTCCTTTTAAGGAGGATGGGTTCTGGTATCTTAAGTTAGTCTATAAATACGAAGATGAGAAGGGAAATAAGCATACGGCTATAATTCCTAAAGCTGCAATACCATTTCAACAGAGAGGTTTGCCGTATATTAGTAGACTGCAACCTTATTCACAAACTGGATCAAAGATAACTAGAAGTTTATCAGAGCTTCCTTATATAAATTGTATCGACTCAATGCCTCTACACGATTCTATTTGCGATCTTGCGATTGAGCGAGGTGTTAAAGAGCCTGGCTGTTGTTTTGATATTATCACAGAGTATGCTTCTAGAGAAATGACTCTCGACGATATTGAGAAAGAACTTGGATATAAGGTGAAGATTATTAATAAAGAGCCAGATAACAGGCCTATCATTTAAGGATAATTAATTTCATACTGAAAGGAGAACGAAGATGCTGAAAATTGAAAACGTTGACGTTATGGGTTGGGAGGCAGCCATCAGAGGCATGCGTAATCCGATGAACTCTTGGAAGAAGAGTGATAGTCATTGGAGCTATTTATACGACTCTACAAAAGCTGTTATGATCAGCGATGAAACCGCGTTTCTTCTTGGAGAAAACGATCTCGACCTAATGACTCGTCTTCGTAATTCCGGTACAGATCATCGTAAATTTATGCGGATGATTACCGTTTATCTTGATATTACGGCACCATTGTACTGGTGGAAGGAGTTCGACACTTACAAAGTTGGTACAGTTGCAAACTCTTGCTCTACGATGCACAAGATTGCGGATAAAGAGTTTACGCTGAATGATTTTAGTTGCGAACATCTGAATGATGAACCCTATCATCGTGACTGGATCGAGAGTGCTATTGTCGATGAAGACATTACTTCTTCACACAAGGTATGGATGACGCCTCTTGATATTCTTAGATGCACGATTGAGACGTTAAATGCATATCGCAAAAGTTACCTTGAAACCAAGGATAAGCAGGACTGGTGGCAGATGATCCAGCTTCTTCCGAGTTCTTATAATCAGCGTCGGACAATCATGCTGAACTATGAAGTCTTGACCAATATCTACAAGTCTCGTCGGAACCATAAACTTGATGAGTGGCATACATTCTGTGACTGGATCGAGGATCTGCCGTATAGTGAGTTGATTACTGGTAAGGAGATAAATAATGACTAGTGAGCAATATCGCACTTATCTTACTGAGTCTATTAAGACGGGCGCTCAAATGATGTATGATATGGCGGAGGATATCGCCTAATTTTCTAAAAATGAAAGGAGAACTAAAAATGGAACATCATAACATGCCAGGATTTCTTATCTATGTATTTCTCGGATTGATTGTAATCGCATTTACTGTAGGAATGTTCCTCGGAACTACGATTGACAAAAAAGACTCCAAAACAGCTGACGACAATATTGTCAATCTTACGGGCGACTTTGTTCGAGCTGAAGTTAGATTTATGGATGGATATGTAATGACAAAGCGACTCAGTGGATGTGTTTATCATAAAGATACTGGGATGTTCGAAGTTGCGATGATTCAGGTGTCTGGAAAATCTGCAGTTTACTATGTAGCTCCTGAAAATCTGACACTTATTAACATGACTGACGATATTGATAAGATGGGAGAATAAAAATATGGATATTCTTGAATGGGCAAAGAAAGAAATCGAAATTGCAATTAACAGAGAAAAGGCCAGTGCTGAACAAGAGGGTGATCACGAGTTCCTGGATTACACTATAGCATGCTATGAGAGCGCTTTAAAGGCCCTTAAATCCCTTTATGAAGACGAACATAGTGGAACGTCTATCATGATCACAAAACGGTTTTTAAGCCGTCTTATTGACGGCAAGCCGCTTACTCCTATCGAGGATACACCTGATGTTTGGAATTATCGATTAAATTCCAAACATCTGGGTTATGAATCTTATCAGTGCACGAGGATGTCATCGTTATCTAAAGATATATTTTCGGATGGAACAGTTCGATATCATGATATTAACCGAGTCATAGCAAACGTCGTTAATTCTGAAAATCCTGATATTCCTTGGTATTCAGGCGTAGCTTCCAGACTTATTGACAAAATGTATCCGATTACTTTTCCGTATATTCCTGAAAACAAACCTTATGTTGTCAAAATGTCCGAGATTTTGTTTGATCCCGAAAAAGGTGGAGACTTTGATACTATCGCTGTCTGGTCTGTGAGATTTCCGGACGGATCAGAGGACATCATTCATAAATTCTATAAAGAAGATTCTAATGAAGAATCTGGCTGGAAAGAAATTGATGAAGACGAATTCAGAGAAAGGGAAGCTGTATGCAACTCACGCTAATTCAGGCATTGATATTCTCAGGAAGCTTTTTAATTCTTGGTTTGTTCATAGGATCTCTTATCAACCGATATAAACTTAAAGATTGGATTTCTAAAAAGACAAAACTTGTTCAGAGTAAATGGAACGATGTCCTCTATGAACTATCAAGTGTGTCAGACCCTACGGACGAACAAATTCAGAATTGGCATGAAGACATTCTCATTTGTCAAACAAAAATAAATTTTCTATTAATTTTGTATAAGGAGTTCATCAGACATGAAGACGGCGAATGATTGCATATGCGCTTGGATCAATCTTTATTCTTATGAGAAAGATCGTAGAATCGCTCTTGAAACGGCTCTCAAGAACCTTCAAAGAGAGAAAGATATAATGCAACGGAACTACGAAAAACGAATCGAAAGTTTGTGTAAATATTCTGAAAAGCTCAGACTTCAAACATATCGTGACACTCTCGAAATAACTCAAAATTTGGAGGTTGAGAAATGATCATACTGTACGCATTGATATTGTATATTGCCATTAATACAATGAGCGATCCTGGAATAATTTTCTGGATTCTTTGGTCACTAGGATTCGCTATTCAGCTTTTCTTGTTCTTAAATAACTTTGGCGAAGCTTACGCAAAAAGAAAGGACAATAAATAATGTATTATATTCGTGGAACCGAACTGGCAAAGAGAGGTCTTGAAGATCTCAAAGAAGCGATCAAACTTCGAAAACAATTGAATCCGGCGTTCAATCCCTCTATTAAAGTCTATTGCGAAGATATTCGTGATCCGTATTACAGGGGTATTAAACAATACGGAAACGAAGTCGGAATCGCTATATTCAATGCCAGAGAATACAAAAACAGAGAAGCTTCGGGAGAAATCTGCATCGATAAGTCCACTGCAGTTGATCCGGCTAAAGATCTTGACGGAGGACAGATGTTTGGTTGTACCGCGGAAGCTCTTGCTCATTTGCTTAAATTCTGGAAAATTAATGTCAAGGGTAAAGACGTCTGTATAATCGGTCGATCTGATAATGTCGGAAAAGCTATCTTCGAACTTCTGAATCAGCAAAATGCAACGGTTACACTTTGTCATTCCTTCACAAAGAATCTTGAAGAAAAACTGAGTAATGCTGATATCATTGTTTCAGCGGCTCCTAATTATGTATACTTTGACACGCCAGAAAATGCTGAAAAAATAGTTCTGTTTGATATTGGTAATAATTTCGAAGACACCGATAGTTGGCTTGCTCGTACACCTTTCCGTGGTGGAATCGGACCGGTAACGAGAGTGACGCTGCTTTATCATGCATTCTACAAAGAAATCGAACACTGGCCCAATATTTGATCATAAAAAGGAGATAAAATGAATCTAAACGAGTACCAAAGAGAAGCCCTGAAAACCCAAAATAAGGCCATTCTAGAGCCTTACAGACGCCTTGAAGAAGGTATCATGGGAATGAATAGCGAATCTGGAGAAGCGCTTGATATTATTAAAAAATTCCTCTTTCAAGGACACGGATTAGACATATATAACTTGGAGCAAGAACTCGGAGATGTGCTCTGGTATTTGGCGATTACGGCACATGAGTTGGGTGTTGATTTGGAAACAATTGCTAGGATGAACATCAACAAATTGCGGAAAAGATATCCTAACGGGTTTACGTACGAAGACTCTTTGAAGAGAATCGATACTGAAAAGAACTAAAAAACGAAGAGAAGATGGGGTCGCGACTGCTGCAGCTCCTCTTCTTTTTTGCCCACTTTTTATTTCTCTGCCCACTTTTGTTTTTGAATTTTTAGAAATTTTTAAAATTTTAGATAGAATTTTTGAAAATTTTTGAATTTTTGCCCAGAAAAAGTGGGCATTTGCCCAGTTTTAAAAACAAAAGTGGGCATGAAAAAACCTAGATATTTAGGGAAAAATTAGGCCTCTGCCCACTTTGCCCACTTTTTTTTCTTATTACGCGAAAAAATATATATATATTTATATATAACTGGAGAAAAAAACTGGGCAAACTGGGCAAACGGGTTTTCAGTGAATTTTTGTCGATTTGCGGGAGCTGCAAATGTACGGATGCTTGCGGTGAGTTATAAGACTGTACGAACGATTGTGAAGAATTATAAGACTGTACGGACGATTGGTAAGAGTGTGGGTACCTCGCGAGAAAAACATCCCCTTTTATAGGAGAGGGTAGAATAGGACCTTTCCTATTAATTTTATTATTAAGGAGTCTCATTATGTTGGAGAACAAATTTAAAACGAACCTGATCAAAGAAATTGAAAAACGATTTCCAGGCTCTTATGTTTTTCATCTGGATCCGACAGAAAGACAAGGCGTTCCAGATCTTTTGATTCTATATAAGAATAAATGGGCGGCCTTGGAAGGAAAGAAAAATAAGAATGCCTCTCATCGTCCGAATCAAGACTATTACGTCAAAACGATGAACGAAATGAGTTATGCATCTTTTATATACCCAGAGAACAAGGAGGACGTACTTAATGAAATTCAACAGGCATTCGAATCTTGAAGGAATGCATGCATTCTTGGGAGCAAGTAAGTATCATTGGATCAATTATTCTGATGAGAAAGTTGCTGAGGCTTACAAGAATTTCTTGGCTGCTCAAAGAGGAACCGAGATTCACGAATTTGCAGCAACATGTATTCGTTTGAAACAGAAGCTTCCGAGAATTAGAAAGACTCTTAATATGTATGTTAACGATGCTATTGGCTTTCGAATGACGCCGGAACAAATATTATATTATTCGGACAATTGTTTTGGAACCGCCGATACTATTTCTTTTAACGATGGGATTCTAAGAATCCACGATCTAAAGACAGGAAGTATTCCAGCTCATATAGAGCAGCTTATGATTTATGATGCTCTTTTCTGTTTGGAATATGATTTTAAACCGACGGCGATCAAACACGAATTGAGAATCTATCAAAATGATGATATACTAATTGCTAATCCAGAACCGGAAATAATTATCGATATTATAAATAGAATTGTTTTAAGCGACAAGATCGTTGACAAAGTAAAGAAACAGGAGGAATAAGCTATGAACTATGAAGAGGATTTCGTCTCTTACTATGATATTTTCGTAGATGACGATGTCGTTCATTATGGAACTAAGCGACATTCAGGAAGATATCCTTGGGGCTCAGGAGAAAATCCTTATCAGCATTCTGGCGATTTTCTTGCACGAGTCAAACAGTTGCGAGCAGAAAACATTACTTTCGTTGAGAACGGAAAAGTTCTTACTGGAGAGAATGCTATCGCCGCATCTCTTGGGTTGAATTCTGGTGTTTACAGAAAGATTCTTGCAGTCGAACAAGCAGAAGAAAGAATGCGAACAGTTGCTGATGTTAAGAAACTTAAAGCTGAAGGTCTTTCTAATGGAGAGATTGCGAAGAGACTTGGATTAAAGAACGAGTCAACCGTTCGAGGTCTTTTAGATGAAGACGCTGAACGTAGAATGATGTCCGCTCATAATACCGCTGACTTCATAAGAAAGCAGATTGAAGAAAAGGGTATTATTATGGTTGGTACTGGTGTTGAACGAGAACTTGGAAATTTAAGTCCTGAGAAACTTCAGCAGGCACTTTATATTCTTGAAAGAGAAGGATATCCGGTCTACAATTCTTCTGTAAATCAGGCAACCAATCCAGATCAGAAAACGAATCTTCAGGTCATTTGTCCTAAAGGAACTCCTTATAAAGACAGCTATGATTACAGCAAGATTCATTCGATTACTGATTATGCGACTAATGATGATGGTGAAACCTTTCATGCATATAAGTATCCGAGTAGTGTAGATTCGAAGCGCATTCAGATCAAATATGCTGAAGACGGCGGTGTTGATCGTGACGGTGTTATTGAACTTCGTCGAGGAGTTCCAGATCTCTCTCTCGGAAACGCTAACTATGCACAGGTTCGAATACTTGTTGACGGAACGCATTACTTAAAGGGAATGGCGGTCTATTCGGATGATCTTCCTGATGGCGTAGACATACGGTTTAATACCAACAAATCTAAAGGAACACCTATGCTTGGGCCAAAAGACAACACTGTTCTCAAACCAATAAAGAATGACGATCCGGACAATCCATTTGGAGCATACATTAAACCAAACGGACAGTCTTATTATGAAAATGAAAAGGGCGAAAAAGTTCTTTCTCCGATTAATAAGATGAGAGAAGAAGGAGATTGGGCTGATTATTCAGCGAAGCTTCCTTCACAATTTCTTGGAAAGCAGAACATTAAACTTATAAACAGACAGCTTAATTTGGCAAAAGCCGATAAACAATCAGAGTTCGACGATATTATGTCTGTAAGTAATCCGACTTTGAGAAAGTATCTATTAGATTCTTTTGCTAAAGACTGTGACTCTGCTTCCTATCATCTTCAGGCAGCCGCCCTTCCCAGACAAAAATACCATGTGTTACTTCCTGTTCCATCATTAAAGGACAACGAAATATATGCTCCTGGCTATGAAGATGGAGAAGAAGTTTGTCTCGTTCGGTTTCCTCATGGAGGAATTTTCGAGATACCAAAACTTAAGGTGAATAATAAGAATAGGGAAGGGGCAAAACTTATTGGTGCTGATTCTCCAGATGGAGTTGGTATTAATTCAAAGGTTGCTCAACAGCTATCTGGCGCCGATTACGACGGCGATACAGCTTTGGTCATTCCAACTGGAAAGAATGGTATTAACATTTCTTACAGCAAACCTCTAGAACAGCTTAAAGGTTTCGACCCGCACGTTGAATATGCTGCTCGTCCAGGTATGAAAGTAATGACGAAAGCAGGAACTCAAAAAGAAATGGGCGTAATTACAAACCTGATTATTGACATGACTATTGAAGGTGCTGGTGAAGATGAAATCGCAAGAGCTGTTAAACATAGTATGGTTGTAATTGATGCAGAAAAACACAAACTCGATTACAAGAGATCTGAATATGAGAACGACATTGATGGATTGAAACGAAAGTGGCAGAAGAAACCTGATGGTAGTTACGGTGCTGCGGCAACGTTGCTGTCGAGAGCTAAATCTCAGCAAACAGTCGACAAGCGTCAAGGTTCGCCCACTATTAATCCTGAAACAGGAGAACTTATTTGGAAGACGGCTGATGATCTGTATTACGAGGTAAAGAAGAAAGATCCTGTAACAGGAAAGAAAACCATACCAACAGGAAAGTTTAAGAAGAGAACTCAGCGTAGTAATAAGATGCTGGAGACCTCTGATGCAAGAACACTTATCTCGGAATACAATACCCCTCAAGAACAAGCTTATGCCGACTATGCTAATAAGATGAAATCCCTAGCGAACCAGGCCCGGCTTGAAATAGTCCATACCAAGGACATGAAATATGATCCCGTTGCCAAGTCAACATACCAGAAGGAATACGATTCATTAATGGCCCAGCTGGCAAAGGCTAAGTTGAATGACCCTAGAGAACGAATGGCGCAAGTAACAACAGCCGCAAAAGTTCAGTCACTCATAAACGACAATCCGGATCTGGCAGATGACAAAAAGCAACTCCGTAAGATACGTCAGAGGGAGTTGACTAAAGCGAGACTGCATGTCGGTGCTAAACGTGTTCCCATAACCATAAGCGATAGGGAGTGGGAAGCTATCCAGAAAGGAGCTATATCAGCCAGTAAGCTCAATAGCATTCTGAAATATACTGACACCGATCGATTAAAAGATCTATCCATGCCGAAAGAACGAAAACAACTACGTCCTTGGCAGATTAATAAGATGAAAACTATGGCCGCTTCAAATAACTATACTTTAATCGAAATCGCAAAAGCGTTGGGCGTTTCTTCGGCAACTGTTGGAAAGTATTTGAAAGATCGAGATTATGAAAGAAAGGAGAGTGAAATTGATGCGTCAATCGATGATTACTACGAAGGATAATCCTTATGATCCTTTTGAGGATTTCTATCACTGGTATATGTATGATGAATTAAAAGGTTACCATTCTTCTGCCTTTCTAGGTCGAATAGTGAAGACTTCAAATTCATTTACTGACATTGAATACCAAGAAGCAATTGAAGAAGCAATTGACGAAATTATTAAGTATGACTTTCAAAACATTTATTTGAAGGTTACTAAAGATCTTGACGATGAAACTTCTCTTCCTTTGAACCCGAATGAAGAGATCGTAGTTGAGAAAGAATTGTCAAAGCTTGTTGATTAAAGCAATTCTTTCAATGAATTTCATCAGGAAAGAAAAACATTTAAATGAAAAGACTTTGTGTTTGTTCTTAGAAATTAATTGTAATTGTTTGAATGAACTCTCCACACCCACCAATACCAATATAAAAGGAGGGTAGGGAGGGGGTCGCGGATAACCCACCCCCTAGTCGTCGCCGGCCTCTTCGAAAAAACCCCGCAGAGGGATTTTTGGAGAGTTGTTTGATATTCCCCAGACTGAGTAGACTTTAGGGGTCTTTGAAATTCTCCTTTGTTCTCTTCCAAAGTTCTCCTTTCAGTAAACAAGCCGTCCTATCCTTTCGAAAAGACCCCTAAAGTCTACTCAGTCTGGTAATTACACGGAGGAAACCTCATGAAAGTAGGTGGATTGATAATGACAATTGTTCAGAACCGGTTCATAAGTTACATTGAAAAGTTTGTTGGGCAGCCTTACATATGGGGTGGAACCGAAACTAAGATGACAAAAGCGAATTATATCGCTGTAATCAACAAAAAAGAAGCACCTGGGATTAATCGGAACAACGCTGTTAAGTTTGTAGAAGCTCTTTTCGAAAAAGGTGCTACTGAAGTATACGGTTTCGATTGTTCCGGTTACATTTCAAAAGCTTTGATATCGTCGGGACTTAGAACTAGACGAGGAGATTGCGATGCACTCTGGAGTAAATGTACACGAACAGACAAACTCGAAAATTTCACACTCTTGTTTAGAGTAAACCCATCTAACCCGAACGATGAGACGCATGTTGGTGTTTATTACAACGGCTATCAGTACCACGCTAAAGGACGAGCTTACGGAGTTGTAAAAGAAAAGTATAATAAAAGATATTGGCATAAGATGGGTCTTTATCCAGGTCTTAAAACCGATTCTATCAAACCAGTCAATCCGTCGAAGCCTGGTACTAGTGAATTCGAATTTTCTCACAACTTGAAATACGGTTCTCCTTACAAAACGGAAGTTAAAGAACTTAAAAAACTTCTTGCTAAAAAAGGATTCGATAATCTTGATATTAACAACGGAAATTATCGAAGCAAGACAAAAGCGACCGTAATTAAATTTCAGAAGACTGTCTTCTCGGATCACAAGGAATGGGACGGTATTGCTGGTAAGAGAACAATCGAAGCATTAGGAGGAAAATGGATAGAATGAAAAAATTGTGTACTACAAAAAAAGTTCTATTCGGAACACTCATTGTGTGTGGGATTCTTTTAGTTACAATTGTCGTCGCATGGATTCTTTTGGATAGATCTGATGCGGCTGGATTGGCAGGAGTTGTAACTGGTCTTGCGGGAATTGTCGTAGGATTCTACGAATGGAAAGCAAGAGCAGAGAATCTTGCAAAGTATGGTATGAAAGAAAAAATTTCTATGTGTTCTACTGAACAGGAAGGAGATGCAGAATGACTGACATTACACCTATTGTGATAGCATTCGTAAGTATGGTTTTCGCAATCATTGGAATTTTTCTTATTCCATTTGTTAAAAGCAAAGTTGGAGAAGAAAAGTTTAAAGACATTAGTAAATGGGTTCGAATTGCTGTAAACGCAGCAGAACAGATTTACAATGAGAGCGGAATGGGTGAAGTTAAGAAAGAATATGTGTTGGAGTTTCTTAAGAAGAGAGGGATTACGATGGACATCGATAGTGTTGATGCTCTTATCGAATCCGAAGTATACAAGCTCAACAGTTCAAAATGAATTTAAAGAGAGGAGGCGTTCCTAATGGCTGCGAAAAAGAGACGACCAGCTACTACGCCACAAGGTAGAGAAAACCAATTGGCAGAGGCGGCTGTTGCTCTGGCAGAGCAGAAACTTTTAGACGGAACCGCCTCTTCTCAGATTATAACTCATTATCTACAAATTAGTTCGCCAGTAGAACAAGCGAAACGAAAACTTTTGGAGAAACAGATTGAGCTTATTGAAGCGAAAATAGAATCGATCAGAGCGACTCGATCCTCTGACGAAACCTATATGAAAGCTTTGGACGCTATTCGTAGATATACTGGAGCAGTGGACGATGATACGGAAGAGTTATAAAGAACTAATACAGTTTGAAACTTTTGATGAGCGATACAATTATTGTAAATTGTCGCAAGCGGTTGGATCCATTTCTTTCGGAGTCGATCGTTGGGTCTATCAAAAGTTTCTTAAAAGTAAGGAATGGCTTGATTTTCGTAAATACATAGCACGTCGAGATAATGCATGTGATTTAGGTTGCGAAGATCATCCTATTCTAGAAGGAAGGATTCTTAGAATTCATCATCTTAATCCAATTGATATCGATGCTTTTCTAAAAGATCCTAGTGTGCTTATGGATCCTAACAATACCATAACGACTACGGAGAATACTCATCGAGCAATACATTATGGAAACATAGAGATGCTTCCTAGAGATCCAATCGTTAGATATTCAGGCGATACATGCCCGTGGAAAAATATTAGGAGATAAAATGAGCAGACATGGCTACATAAAAAGAGGCCCCGTTGATGGCGTTCCGATTTATTCGGATAGAGACAAAAACTCAGATATTTTAGCAACTATATCTGTTGGCTCTGAGATTGAGATCCTGTATGGAACGACAGACGATTTCTTTGTTGAAATCTGTCTTCCTTGCGGAATCACGGGCTTTTGTCAAGGTCACTATATTAAACTTAGCGAGGAGTAATTATGGAAAATAGCATTCTATCAGACATTAAGGCTCTTCGAAACATTGAGGATGATAACTACGCTTATGATCGAGAACTAGTGTCCGACATTAATTCAGCTATTTCCAAATTATGGCAGCTTGGAGTTGGGCCGGACGAAGGATTTGCTATCACGGGAACTTCTGAAACGTGGGCAGATCTTGCTGGAGATGATAAGCGACTAAATCTGATCAAATCATATGTAGAGAAGGATGTTCAATTAAAGTTTGATCCTCCATCAAATGGATTTTTGGTCACAATGATTCAAGAGGAACTCAAAGAGTTAACTTGGAGAATTCAAGTAGTAGCAGATAAGAAATAGGAGGTTCTCATGGACAAATGTTTTCACATTATGCAAGGGGACAGTTATCCTATAGAATTTGCGTTCTACGATGAAGAAACCGGTAAAAAGATTACAAATTCCGAAGTGTCTAAAATCGAGTTTATTCTTGGAAACACAAGAAAAGTTTATCCCGATGTTGGGAAATGGGATGAAGAAAACGGGGTTTTTCTAATTCCTTTTTCGCAGGAAGACACATTCAAGTTAAGAGAGGGCGGAACTAGAATTCAGGCACGAATTTCTTTTCAGGGGGAAGATTCAGTTGTCGGATGTAAAGGTCCTCGCACTATCGTAGAAGATAGCGTGTCTAAGGAGATACTGTGATGAGAGTAGTGTTCGATGTACGTAAGAAACGTAATATTGCGATCGGTTTGCATCGTCGAAAAGAAGTTCGAATGTCGCTAGAAAACGTTCGAATAAATGTTGGAGCTTCCGATCCGTATGAAGGACCGTATGTCGTAACACCAAGCACTTACAATGACATCGGTCTTCAAACAAAATCAAAATGTATGAAAGAAGACGTAAATGTTAAACAATACCCGCAGACGTATGTTAGCAATAGTGCTGGGGGAACAACTCTAATTCTTGGGGAGGAATATTATGCCTAATACTTATATTAATAAAGTTATTCTTGGAACCGAAGTTAAACTGGATTTAACCGGGGACGATATTAAACCAGAACATCTAAAGAAAAATATTAAGGCTCATGATAAAAGCGGTGCGCCTATTGTTGGTACGAATACATATGACGCCGATACTACTGATGCTACAGCAACTGCTGCTGAAATTTTGGCGACAAAGACAGCTTATGTAAATGGAGCTAAGGTAGTTGGTAGCATGCCTAATAGAGGCGCACAGCATCTTAAGATCAGCAAACTCGATACTCCCGTAACTATTCAGGGAGGATATCACGACGGATCTGGTGATGCAGCTGTAGATTCTGTTGAAGCAGCTAAGATTATACCTAAGAATATTCGAGAAGGCATTACCATTCTTGGTGTTACTGGTAACATGTCTGGTTCTGAAGGTATGAAACCTCAGGCAAAGAATGTTACTCCTACTTTCGAGGCACAGGTAATTTCTCCAGATGAAGGATATAACTGTTTGTCAGAAGTGACTGTAGCGGCAATTCCCTATAGTGAAGTGGACAATGACTTTGGAGGCAAAACTCTTACTATCGGAGGTTAAAAATGGCCGGTCCACTCAGATTTCCAGAATCTACAAAGCCAATTAATAAAGTTGTTCTAAACGGCGATATTAAAATTGATTTAACCGGAGATACAGTTCAACCTTCTAATTTACTTAAAGGCATTAAAGCTCACGGACCAGATGGGAACATTATTACTGGAACAATGACCCCAGTCCTATACGGAGAAGTCCAGAACTTAACAGACACAGAAAAGAAGCAAGCTCAACAAAATATTGGCATCGATCCAGATAGTTTTCTTCAGAAGCCAGTTTTGTTGTGGACCAATGCTTCTCCGACATCAACACTCGTGGCACAGGATATAGCAATTGACGACACCTATCCGTTCCTTCTATGCGTGGGTACAAACGGCGGATTTGTACTCGACAACACCGAGCGGGGAGGCGTACTAACTCAATCGAGATGGACGACTATTGGCAATAATCTCCATGTCACATTACAAACGAGGGCTATTCACCGAGTGGCCGGGGGCAAGGTACATATCAACAATGCTTACGGCTATGACTTCAATGTCGACAGTGGGAAAATGAACACAAAGCAGGATAATACAGAATGCATCTTGTACCAGATTTGGGGGATAAAGTAGGAGTGAGATATGCATTGAAATTGGATTCCGATAATCGCATATTGTCGGTAACGTTCGAACAGTTCGCGGAAGAAGGCGCCATTATAGTAGATAGTTTTCCAGAGGGAGATGTTCATGATTATAAGTATGTTAATGGCGAGTATGTTCATGATCCGATTCCGAAGGAACCAGAGATCGAACACGATAGCGAAACAGAACGACGTCTTAGCACTTGTGAAAACAATATTGAACAAATACTTACCGGCTTGGAGACTATGCTAAATGAGTAGCAGAATCGAAAATATTCTAGGCGCCCTTTCAGAAAAACAAAAGGCATGGAAAAAAGCTAGAGATTTTCTAACAGATGAACAAGCACTTCAAGTGAAAGCGCTTTATTCAAAATGGAAAATTAACACGACGTATAGCAAACTGGAAGATTCAACTCCAGTCAGAGTAATTGATCCAACTGATAATAATCTATACGAATTAATCACTCCTCATACATCTCAAGCAGGTTGGGAACCACACGCTGTGCCGGCGTTGTGGAAACAGATATCTCTGGATGAGTATCCAGAATGGGTACAGCCGATTTCTGCGGAAACCTCCTATCCAAAGAATGCGAAATGTACTCATAATAATAAAAAATGGATCAGCGATGTAAATGATAATGTTTGGGAACCTGGTGTTTACGGTTGGAGTGAAGTAACCGGAAACATTTGAGTTTTAGAATAATTAGAAAAGAGCGCGAAGTCCATTGAATAAATACTCCGAGAGGAAAGGAGGAAAATTCAAAATGACTAACGAACTTTACCATCATGGTATAGATGGACAGAAGCACGGTATCAGACGTTTTCAGAATTTAGACGGATCTCTAACTCCTGCTGGTCGAGAACGGTATGGAGTAGGACCAGCTAGAGATAAAAGTAGATGGGGAATTTTTAGAAAGAAAACTTCTAAGAAGACGTCAACGTCTCGAAATTCAAAAGAAGAGAAAAAAACTTATAAACCTGTTAGCGAAATGAGTGATCAAGAAATTAACGATTTTTTGAATCGTTATCGACTTGAGACACAGTACAAAGAGGCTATTTCAAAGTTATCTCAAGAAGACAAAAGCGCAACTAGAAAATTTTTCGAAAAGAGTCGAAATGAGTTAATCAATAAACTTGGAACTTACGGTGCTCAGAAACTTGGCGAACTACTTGTCGACAAAACTATGGATTATGCTAAGACTAAACTGGGTCTCAAGACTGAACAACAAAAGAAAGCTGCTACTGATGGGGCTAATAAAGTTTCTGAAAAATTGCAAAAAGCATTTTCTAAAATGGATCGTTTGAAGAACCAATCTGAAGAAGAACGTATTAAGACAGAGATCGCTAAAAATCGATGGATTCAAGCGAATATCCCTGAATATATGAGCTCTAAAGAAAAGAAACAACCTGAGACAAAAGTTTCAAATGGTCCCACAGTTGTTGCTAAAAAGAAAAAGAAGAAATAATGGAGTGTCGTAATCATGGCTCTTTCTAACACAGCAGTTCCTAAATATTACGGGGAATTCAGAGAATCGGTTCTCAGAGGAGAGATACCAGTGAACCGAGAGATTGCTATGGAGATGTGTCGAATCGATGATCTTATAGCGAATCCCGGAGTTTACTATGATCCCTCCGTTGTAGAAGGATGGGTCGAATTTTGTGAAGGAGAACTAACTCTAGTTGACGGAGGAGATTTAAAACTTTTGGATAGCTTTAAATTATGGGGAGAGCAGCTGTTTGGATGGTACTATTACGAATATCGAAAAGTTTATATTCACGGAGGAAATGGTGTTCCAGGTCGGTTTGTGCGAAAACCAAAAAAGAAACGATTGATTAACAAACAGTTTCTTATAGTTGGTCGAGGAGCAGCCAAATCATTATATGATACGTGCGTTCAAGCATACGAATTGATATTGGATGCGAGTACCACGAAACAGATAACAACAGCACCCACTATGCATCAAGCGGACGAAGTTCTTTCCCCATTTCGAACCGCAATCACAAGAGCAAAAGGGCCTTTGTTTCAGCTTTTGACTGAAGGATCTGCTCAATCTACTAGAAACAAAGCCATTCGACCAAAACTATTTTCTAGCAAGAAAGGTATCGAGAATTCCTTAACTAATTCAATCCTTGAAGTAAAACCGATGAGTATTGACAAGCTTCAGGGACTTCGTGCTAAAGTATCCTCGCTGGATGAATGGCTTTCATGTGATATTCGTGAGGATGTTATTGGTGCTATTGAGCAGGGTGCGAGCAAAGTTGACGACTACATTATTATAGCTACATCATCCGAAGGCACTGTTCGAAATGGTCCAGGAGATACTATTAAACTAGAGCTTATGAAAATTTTGAAAGGGGAATATATTAATCCTCATGTTTCAATTTTTTACTATAAGCTTGATGATATTTCGGAAGTATCTAATCCCGCAATGTGGCCGAAATGTAATCCTAATATAGGAAAAACTGTTACTTATGAAACCTATCAGTTGGACGTGGAGAGAGCGGAAAAAGCTCCTGCTAGCAGAAATGATATTCTAGCTAAAAGATTTGGGATTCCATGTGAAGGTTTTACGTATTTCTTTACTTATGAAGAAACCATTCGCCATCATCATCAGAATTTTAATGGTATGCCATGTTCTATGGGATGCGACTTATCTCAAGGTGACGACTTCTGTGCATTCACATTTCTGTTTCCTCTTCCGGATGGAAGTTTCGGTGTTAAGACTCGTTGTTATATTACTCGGTTTACATTTAATAAGCTTCCGACAGCTGGCCGATTGAAATACCAAGAATTTATTGATGAAGATAGTCTTGTCGTTATGGAAGGCGCTGTTCTTGAGATGCTTGACGTATACGAAGAACTTGATAATTTTATTACTCAGCAGAATTATGATGTGAGTTGTGTAGGATACGATCCATATAACGCCAAAGAATTTATCGAAAAATGGTCTAGCGAAAATGGTCCTTATGGTATAGAAAAAGTAATACAGGGATCTAAAACAGAATCAGTTCCGCTTGGGGAGTTAAAGAATTTAGCTGAAGAAAGAATGTTGATATTTGATCAAGAGCTAATGACTTATGCTATGGGAAATTGCATAGCTTTACAAGATACGAACGGAAATCGCAAACTTTACAAAAAACGTTATGAACAGAAGATTGATGCGGTCGCCGCAATGATGGATGCTTTCATAGCATTTAAGTTAAATCGAGAATTATTTAAGTAAGTGGGTGATGACATGACGAATGAACTTTATCATTATGGAGTTAGAGGTCAAAAGTGGCATGTACGTCGATGGCAGAATGAAGACGGGTCTTTAACTCCTGCTGGACGTATACATTATGGGTATGGTACTCAAGATAAATACAAACGTGATCGAAGCACTTTTTATTCTGACGTTAAAAAAGCTGCTGGAAAAGATCTTGATCGTCTTCGAAAGAAAAGAAAAGAGGAATTGAAAAGAAACAATGCATATGAAATTATAGACGGAAGCGGTAGCGATATTGTAAAACTCGAAAAATCGATGAAGATCTACGACAAGTATGCAAAAGAAGCTGATAAAATAATACTTTCCAAACTCCAACTTCCGGACGATTTGGAAACGCGCAAAATGTTGAATGATTACAAAGCTTTAGAATGGTACAATGATTCGATATATGATCCAGAAAAACTTCAGATCTTTAAAGATTCGATTCCCAGTTTTAAAAAAACAGCAAAAGAATTAATCAATTTCTATAGTAAAGCAAATCAGCGAGCAATAGTTGATGAATTTATGAAAGAATACGAAAAGGAAGATCATGGAAAATATGATCCTGACACGCAAGCGATGAGAGACAAAATTTACTATAGTCTTGAAAAGGAGGGACAGAATAGATATTGGGATAACGCCGACCCAAAGACACGACAAATCGTCGATACCTTGGGTAAGGTATATCATTATTATTACTTTTTTCAAAATGAAGGTGGCTATGATCCAAGAAGCGGACAGTTTGGAAAGAGTATATGGAAAAATTTTATGAATCGAACACAAGGAAAAGGCTTTCATGATCTATCTGAAAGCGAAAAATCAGAATTCTTTAGATTAGTTGCGAAATCTGAAGGTCTTCCGGGAACAGACGATTATGCAAAAATACTTAAAGATTGGCTCTACGAGGTCGAATGGAACTAAGTGACATTGTGATAAGGAGGCTTTTACATGGCGGATAGTCTTTCCGAAAGACTTAGGCGTGCGTGGAATGTATTCTCCGGTAAAGACGAATATCTGAAAGATCTTGGCGGTTACACATTTGGATCAACATATCGTTCCGACAGAATTCGTTTGACTAAAGGAAACGAGCGATCAATTGTAACAGCTATATTCAATCGTATAGGTATGGATGTAGCAGCAATCGACATAAAACATGTTCGATTAGATCAAAATGATCGTTACAAAGAAGACATCGATTCTCCTTTGAATTATTGTTTGACTTGTGAACCAAACATCGATCAAACAGCTAGATCTTTTATACAGGATGTCGTAATGTCGATGTTTGATGAAGGTTCTGTAGCTGTTTGTCCGATCGAGACCAGTTTTGATCCAAGAAAGACTAATTCCTATGATATTTGGAATCTTCGAACCGGAAGGATAATCGAATGGTATCCTCAACACGTTAAAGTCTCAGTTTATAACGAAAGGACAGGTAAAAGGGAAGACGTTATATATCCGAAGAAAGTTGTCGGAATTATCGAAAACCCACTTTATGCTGTCATGAACGAACCAAATTCAACTCTCCAGAGATTGATTAGAAAACTCAATCTTCTGGATGTAATCGATGAACAGAGTGGAGCTGGAAAACTTGACTTGATAATTCAGCTTCCCTATGTCATAAAAACAGATCTAAAGCGAGAACAGGCTGAAAAGAGGAGAGCTCAAATCGAAGACCAACTCGCTGGATCGAAGTACGGTATTGCTTATACTGATGGCACAGAACGTATAACTCAGCTTAATCGTTCGGTAAACAACAATCTAATGAGTCAGATTGAATATTTAACGAGTATGCTATATAGCCAGTTAGGTATCACTCAGAGCTTGTTGGATGGAACTGCCGAAGAAAATGTAAGCTTGAACTATATGTCTAGAACTATAGAACCTGTGATATCTGCAATAACAGACGAGCTGGAACGAAAATTCCTGACTAAAACTGCGAGAACACAGGGCCAAGCAATTCGATATTTCGTAGATCCGTTTAAACTTACACCCACATCTCAGTTGGCTGAAATGGCCGACAAATTCACAAGAAACGAGATTATGACATCTAACGAAATTCGTCAGGTTATTGGTCTCAAACCTTCTGCTGATCCAGAAGCTGATGAACTTCGGAATAAGAATTTGTCCAAACCTAAGGATACCGAGACTGTGGACATTGTAAACGAAAATAAAGAAGAGGTGAAAGATAATAATGGCTAAGGAATATGATTTCGCCGGCTGGGCTACACGAGCAAATCTTAAGTGTAGCGATGGTCGAGTCATTATGCATGATGCTTTCAAGGAAAACGATGGTGCTGTAGTTCCCATCGTATGGAACCATCAGCATAATTCTGTAAACGATGTTCTTGGTCATGGCATTCTCAAAAATATGGGCGAAGGTGTTCGTATTTATGGCAAATTTAACGATACTGAGAATGGTCAGACCGCGAAGTCTCTTGTAAAACATGGCGATGTTGAATATTTGTCTATTTGGGCCAATCAGCTTCGTCAGAACGGATCTAATGTTATTCACGGTAATATTAGAGAAGTTAGTCTGGTCCTTGCTGGAGCTAATCCTGGAGCCTACATCGATGATGTTATGGCCCATGCTGATGATGCTGAATTTGAAGGACAAATTTATACTGGTATGCCGATCGAGATAGAACTTGAGCATGCAGATAAAAAAGAAAGTATGGAGGAAAAGGCCGATATGTCTGAAGAAAAGAAAGAGCGTACTGTTGGGGATGTTATTGATGATATGACCGAGGAGCAGCAGAAAGTTCTCTGGGCTCTTGTTAAAAAAGCGCTCGAAGAAGGAAAAAATCAAAATGAATCTAAAAATGACGAGGGGGGAACCGTAGTGAAGCACAATGTATTTGACAATAACAATGAACAGCAGCAGGAAGATGTGATCCAGCATAGTGATGTTGTGGCCGTTTTTAACGACATCAAGAAGTATGGCTCCCTGAAGGAGAGCTCTCTGGCTCATGGTATCGAGAACGTGGAATATCTCTTCCCCGATGCTCGCACCACTTCTAACAACATTGATTTTATTTCTCGGAATATGGACTGGGTGAGCGTTGTCATGAATGGTGCTACTCACACTGCGTTCTCCCGCATTAAGTCCATCTATGCAAACATTACCGAAGATGAAGCTCGCGCTAAGGGTTATATTAAGGGCAACATGAAGAAGGAAGAAGTCTTCACTCTTTTGAAGCGTACGACCAGTCCTACGAGCATCTATAAGAAGCAGAAGATGGATCGGGACGACATGCTTGATATTACCGATTTCAATGTTGCCGCAATGTTGAAGACCGAGATGCGCATGATGCTGGACGAAGAAATTGCTCGTGCGGCTCTGGTTGGCGATGGTCGTAGCACCTCTGATGACGATCATATTAACACTCAGTGCATTCGTCCTATCTACAACGATGAGGATCTGTACACTATCAAGACCAAGGTTACTTATAGCGCTAATGCTACTGACGATGATAAGGCTAAGCTGGTCATTCGTGCCGCGATTAAGGCTCGTAAGGACTATAAGGGTTCCGGCAGCCCCATCATGTTCACTACTGAAGACATGCTGACTAACATGCTGCTCATGACGGATACTACTGGTCGTGACCTCTATGAATCCGAAGAGAAGCTGGCTCGGAAACTGCGTGTATCTCGTATCGTAACTGTTCCCGTGATGGAGAATCTCACTGGTAAGCTTGGTGGTACTCTGGTTGCTATTATCGTCAACATGAAAGACTATACCTTTGGCGCCGATAAGGGTGGCGAAGTGAACATGTTCGACGATTTCGATATCGATTACAACCAGCAGAAGTATCTGATCGAGACTCGTTGCTCTGGTTCTCTGAATAAGCCTTACAGTGCCATTGCCATTGAAATGGCTCAGGCATAAAAGAAAAAGCATTAGGAGGTAATTAGTTATGGCTAATGTTCTTAAGAAGGATGTTCCTCTCGTATTTAATCGAGCCGAGGACAAGTTTGTTGCTAAATATGTTATTGGTTTGAACTCTGGCAATGTAGCTGTTGTCGGTACTGATACGATCAACGGTAAGCTTTTGGAAGATCTTTTCCTGAATGGTGTTATTGTTAAGGATTCCACCACTCAGTACGTTCCTGTGACTCTTGTTGCAGGTGCATCTGCAGGCTGTAAGCTCGTTTGTATTGCTCTCGGCGCTTCTGATGCACTTAGTGCAAAGGTAGTCAAGAGCTCCGATTACGCTGACGCGTAAAAATCAAAATGGCTAAATATTGCGGCGCGATAGGTTTCGCAATGCCCGAAGAAACCGCTCCTGGAGTTTGGACTGATAAAATCATAGAAAAGATCTATAGAGGAGAAGTAATTCGAAACTTCATGAAGTGGCAGAATTCGGAGAATCTTAACGACGATCTGAATATTTCAAATGAACTTTCTGTCGTCGGAGATCCGTTTCTATGCTGTAACTGTGCAAACATTAAGTATGCAACTTATATGGGTGTAAAGTGGAAAGTGAACAGCATTGATATTCAGTATCCGAGACTTAAACTTTCTCTTGGGGGTGTTTGGAATGAACAATCGTCTTGAGCTTCACGAAATTTTGTGTAAGATTCTTGGTTCTCGCAATGTTTATTACCAACCCACAGAAAGTGTTCGTCTCAAGTATCCGTGTATTATCTATCGTCGGAGTGACATTGATAAAATTAATGCCGATAATCTTCCGTATATTAGAACTCACGAGTATCAGATTATAGTTGTTGATAAGAATCCAGATAGCAAGTTTGTTGAAGATATTTCAAAACTTCCTATGTGTCGATTTGACAGACACTATACTGCGGACAATCTTAATCATGACATATTTGTATTATATTTTTAGGAGGAATAATTCATGGCTGTTGTAACTAAACGTATCGAATGGGATAAGAGCGGCGAAAGGCTCTATGAAACTGGTATTGAGAAGGGCGTACTGTATCCTATTTCTAATGGTCAGTATCAGAAGGGTGTTGCTTGGAATGGTCTGACCGCTTTCACGGAAAGTCCTTCTGGTGCCGAGAACACCGACCTCTATGCTGACAATATTAAGTATTTGAGCATGCAGTCTGCAGAAACTTTCGGTGGTACTATCGAAGCTTATATGTACCCCGATGAATTCGCAGAGTGTGATGGTTCCGCTAACGTTGCCGATGGTGTGACCATTGGTCAGCAGACTCGTAAGGGTTTTGGCTTCTGCTATCGCACCAAGGTTGGTAACGACACCGATGGTAACGAACATGGTGATAAGATTCACATCGTTTATGGCTGTAAGTGCTCTCCTTCCGAGAAGAACTATCAGACTATTAACGATTCTCCTGATGCCATTACGTTCTCTTGGGAAGTAAACTCTACTCCCGTTAACGTAACTAATCATAAGCCTACTTCCTGTCTGGTAATCGACACTACCAAGATCAGCGAAGCGGCTCTGACTGCTATCGAGGATGCTCTGTATGGTAAGAATGGCGAAGATACCGCTGCAACGGATCCTAAGATCCTCATGCCTGACGAAGTAATTGCTATTATTACTGAGAATCCCAAGTCCTAAATCGAAAGAAAGGATCGAGGGGTCTGTTAGCGCGGGCCCCTCTTTGGTAAATTCAAAATGGATAGTGCAGGATTCTATAAAGCAGAAAAACCAACAGAACCAGCAGAACCCGTCGAGGTGATATTAGACTGGAAATCGGCATCTGCGAAAAAAAGATCATTTAATCTCGGTATATCGAGTCTAAAAGATTCGGTTGAGCTATATGCACGACGCCCTATAATTATCCCTATATATAACTTTAAAAATTCTCTCGGAGATGAAATATTAACATCGGAGAATAATGGCATATATATAGGTGGTATTGTTCCATTTGATGGATGCAGTTTTTCAGATATATATTTACTGTCAAATGCTGATATGAACAAAGTGATGCAATCTAATCCATTAATTATAAAATCAATAATAAGTTCGGACAATTTGACAAATAAATCAACCTGTGTTAATCTAGAGAACGTGGGGCTTGTGACTCCTTTTGGATACATGAAAGTTTCAGCTCAGGTCTTTGCAGAAACAAGCCAACTTCTCCCTATCGTATACGACGATGGAAGCTACTCTTATTCGAATCTTAACTTAATAGAAGCAGACAATTTGGTCATTGCACCTTTTGAGTTAATCGAATCAGTACCAGTACCAGCTGGGGAATAAATATTTTTAATTATTGAAAGGAGACAATTATGATTACAAAGACTATTACTACTACCGACTATAATGGCGTTGAATACACCGAAGAATTCCGTTTCAATCTCACTAAGGCCGAACTTATGGGGTGGGAACTCAGTATTCCTGGCGGTTTGACCGGCCGAATTAAGGCTGTTACCGATTCCAAGAATGCTCCCGAACTGATTAAGTTGTTCCGTGAACTTATTAAGAAGTCTTACGGTGTCAAGAGTGCCGATGGTCGTCGATTCATCAAGAGCGAAGAACTTTATGATGCTTTCGAACAGACTGAAGCATATTCCGAGATTTTCATGGAACTCATCACTGATGCGGACAAGGCTGCGGCATTTGTAAACGGGATCATGCCCAATGTAGATGGTAAAGAAATTAGCCGACCGGTAAATCTTACTCCGGTCCAGTAATCTAGAAGAGAGGAGATCAGAGAATGCTTCGTTTGACAATCCATGAAGTCGAGATGTGGGATGAGAATAACGAGTGTTTCATTGGACAGAATCGTGATCATGAAATTGTTCTGGAGCACTCTCTGGTCTCAATTTCAAAATGGGAATCCAAATGGCATAAAGCCTTTCTCGGAAGAGAAGAAAAAACATATGAAGAAACTCTGGACTACATAAAATGCATGACAATTACACAGAATGTTCCAGAGTATCTATATCGATTCTTAACGAATAAAGATTTGGAAGTTGTCAATGAGTATATCGCGAATCCGATGACCGCTACAACTTTTAACGATCAAAAGAAACATGGTTCTAGGGAGATTATTACGAGTGAACTTATATATTACTGGATGGTCTCTCTTAATATACCCTTTGGTGAATGTCAAAAGTGGCATTTAAATCGTCTTTTAACGCTGATACAGGTTTGCGAAATAAAGAATGGACCCGCTAAGAAGATGTCTCAGCGTGATATTATGAAACAGAATGCGGCGATTAACGCTGCTCGTAGAAAGAAAGCTGGATCGCGGGGGTGATAATCAATGATAACGTTCAAGATTAAAGGCGATTATAAAAGAGCTGAACGATATTTTAAACGATTAACGCAGAAAAAGTATCTTCAGATTCTTGATAAATATGGAAAACAAGGAGTAGAGGCTTTAGCAGCAGCTACTCCTAAAGATACAGGACGTACTGCCGACTCTTGGCGATACGAGATAGAGACTGGTCCAAATTCATCTTCTATTATTTTTGTCAACGATAATATTAATAAATATGTTAATATTGCTGTGATATTACAGTATGGACATGCGACTCGTAATGGAGGATGGGTCGAAGGGAGAGATTACATTAATCCTGCGGTCCAGCCTCTATTTGACGAAATGGTTAAAAAAGCATGGGAGGAGGTTATTAGAGTATGAGTAAGACCGTCGATTCAAGAATTGTTGAAATGCAATTTGACAATAGTAATTTTGAGAAAAATGTCAAAACTAGCATGTCGACTCTTGATAAACTTAAACATGCTTTTAAAATGGATGATGCTTCGAAGAGCATGCGTCAGTTAAACCGAGAGATTGAAAAAGTTAATCCGGGTATTTTAGGTCAGGCTGTTCAGCAAGTCACGGTAAAATTTAGTGCTTTACAGATAGCTGGTTATACGGCTCTTAAGAGAATTAGTGACCAAGCAATCACAACCGGAAAGAATTTGATAAAATCTCTTAGCGTCGACAATATTGCAGCTGGCTGGGATAAGTATGCTGAGAAGACCACTGCAGTTGCAACATTGATATCCCAAGGCTATAACATGGATGAAGTAACCAAACAGTTAGAGAGACTGAATTGGTTTACTGATGAAACCAGCTATAACTTTACGGATATGGTAAAGAACATTGGTATGTTCACAGCATCTGGTCAAAGTCTAGAAGATTCTGTCGAAGCAATGATGGGTATTGCCAACTGGGCAGCCTTGTCTGGTCAGAATGCTCAAACAGCCAGTCGTGCTATGTATCAAATTTCTCAGGCCATGGGTTCTGGACAGCTTCGAAAGCAAGACTATATGTCTATCCAGAATGCTAACATGGATACATTAGAGTTTCGAAAAAATCTTATAGAAGCCGGTGTTGAATTAGGAACTCTTGAAAAAATTGGAGATGACGCATATAAATCATTAACTGCTTCTTCTAAAGAATTCAGCACAAGTCAGCTTCCCAATCATTTAACAGACGATGCTTGGGCTACTTCTGAAGTAATGATGAAAGCCTTCAAAAGATATTCTGAAGCTGTCAATCAGATTTATGAATATACGGAAGAACACGGTATTACCGCATCGCAGGCGATTGAAGAACTCGGAAATAGCGTCGATGCATTTGGACTAAAAGCTTTTCGATCAGCGCAGGAAGCCAAGACTTTTAACGATGTAATTGATTCTGTAAAAGATGCAGTTGCTACTGGCTGGATGAATAGTTTTGAGAAGATTCTCGGTAATTATGAACAGCAGAAAGTTCTATGGACCGACATGGCAAATTATCTTTATGATATTTTTGCTGGGCCTGCAGAAGCGAGAAATGAATTTTTAGAAGAGTCTTTTGCTGTGACGAACTGGGAACGTCTTCGAAGAGTCATAACAGATACTGGGGGCGATGTAAATCAGTTTGAAAAGACTCTTGAACAAGTAGGAAAGGCTAACGGAGTTCTAACGGATCAGATGATCAAGGATGCCGGAAGTCTTGCTAAAAGTTTAACTAGTGGTTGGGCAGACGAAAAAATCATCAAACAAGCTGTTTTGGCGTATGATGATTATATGAAAAAAGCCTTTAAGAATAAACGTAGAAATCCTATATGGGATGATTTTGTAAAAAAAGTAGAATCTGGAGACACCGAGATTCTAAGTATAATTAGCGAAATAACAGGTAGCGGACGTAAATTCTTAGTTGAAGGTTTCTACAATACGTTTGATTCTATTCTAGGGATACTAAATGCTGTCAAGAAAGGTTTCAAAAATGTGTTTCCGCCTATAACGGCGAAACAATTAAAGAATGCCTTGGAAAGCGTTCGAAATCTAACGAAGTCAATGACCGATTTCATTAATCTCGACGTTAATCAAGAAAAATTTTCTAACATTTTCACGGGTGCATTTAGCATTCTAGGAATTGTAAAAGATTTCGCTACAGGAATCTTTAAGTTTATTAAGGACGATCTTATTGGGGATGCTTTTGACGGAATTCCTCAAAGTATCTTCGATTTCCTTTCGAATGTAGGTCAAGGAATAACTAATTTAAGAGCACAGCTTCGCGGCGGAGAAGCAATTCGAGAATTTCTAGTTTCAGTGAAAACGGAAATTCAAAATGGCATTGTCGTTCTTAACAGTTACTGGGAGAAATTTAAGAATTTGAAGGGCGTTAAGCCAATATTCGACGGAATTTCCTCCGCTTTATCGAAACTTAGTTTTAAAAAAATAGACTTCTCCTCGTTTACAAATTTCTTTAAATCTGTAAAGGCCGTTGGTAAAGAAGTTATTGATTCTTTCGGTGCAATTAATATTTCCTTTGAAGGATTTGGAGAAATCTTCTACAAAATCGGAGAAAAAGTCAGCGCAGTAAAGGATTGGATCGTTAATTCTTGGAATGGGATTGGAAAATCCATCAATACGAGCGTCGAAAGTGCATCTAGTGGTTTTGAAAAACTGAAGACTCTTGCTGGCAACGCAATTGCTTGGATTGGCGAGAAAATAAAAGAAATTAATTGGACTTCTATTGCAGTCTTTGCTGGTTTGATTGTAATAATTTCTATTTTTCGTGGGATCGGAAAACTTGTCGATAAATTTTTAACCATTCTCGATGGTCCGGCAAAAGTTATAACTTCGTTGGCTAAAACTATAGCGGATCTTCCGAAATTAGTAGCCGATACGCTTATACAAATTTCAAAGGATAGTCCAGGAGATACTTTTAAAAGTATTGCCACGGGTATCCTAATGCTATCTGCATCCCTTGCGATATTGGCAAACATACCTGCTGATAGGTTATGGGAATCTGTTTTAGTCTTAGGCGCGATAGGGGCTGCGGTTAGTGTTTTTACAATTTTAATATCTGTATTTTCTAAGGCTGCCGATTTTAAAAACGTTGGTTATTCAATGGCCGCAATGGGTGCTGCAATTTTAATGACGGTTGTGGCGCTTAAGAAAATCCAAGATATGGATTTTGCTAGTATGGGGCCCGAAATACTCATGTTTGCCGCTTTAATGGTTGCACTTACCACGGCTGCTACAATCATGGCCAGAGCAAGCAAGGGTACTGGTATTGGTGGATTTATGTCTGCCATTGGAATTGCACTCTCCTTGAAGATGATAGTGGATACCTTAAAAGACCTTCAAGGATTTGATGTAAAAGGAAACATCAAAGCCATTGTTATGATTGGCGGTCTAATTGCCGCAATGGCGCTCGCCATGAGAGCTTCTAAAGGGGTTAAATTAGGAGCTGTCGCCACTCTTCTTGGAATAGCATATGTTATGCAGAAATTAGTTGATGTTTTCAAGAAAATTGATTCTTCTGCGTTAGAGGGCTCTAAAGAAAAGGTACGTCTATTTCAAGGTTTAGCTATAGCTCTTGGTATCGTTATGTTATCCCTATCGATAGGCGGATCTAAGAACGCAGCAAAAGGTGGTTTAGCGATTGTTTCGTTAGCCGCATCGTTATATATAGCGTATGTAGCCATCAAGAAATTTGCTAATATTCCGAAAGAGGTTTTCAAAAAAGGCGCTGCAAATGCTGGATTAGTAGCTCTTGCTTTTTCTGTTTTTATGGCTCTCAGTAAATTCTCTGGACAATATGCTGGACGAGCAGGTCTTGCAATTATGAGTCTTGCCCTTTCTCTATACATTCTGATACCTGCTATTTATATTTTAGGAGGAATGGATACAGATCGTCTGGTGAAAGGGGCCGCCACAGTAGCAGCGTTCATTATCGCGTTTGGTATAATGCTTCGAGGGGTTGCCGGTGTTAATAAAGGCGGGGCCGCAAAGATAGTTCTTATTGGAACTATGATAACCATGATGTTCGCCGCCGTTTCTTTGATATCTTTGTTAGACTGGAAGTCAGCACTAATTGGTCTCGGAGGACTTGCAGCAATAAGTTTGGTTTTGGCTATACTTCTTAGAACGATCAGTAGTATGGAAAAGATTAGCGGATCTGTCATGCTAACCATTGCTCTTTTAACTGGCGTCATATGGGGTTTTGGTGCCATGATAAAGATGTTCGGGGAGATTGATGATGTAAAAGGTGCGATTTCGCTCGCCGGGAGTGTTGGAATTTTAATCCTAGCATTATCTCAAGTTCTCGCTATCGTATCTAAAGCTAAATTCAGCAGATCCTGGAAAATGATGGGTAAACTTTACACCACCATGGCCGCATTCACAGCTATTGCGTTTGCAATGGGTGTCCTTGTTAGTATCTTCAATGATATTCAGAATCCTATTGGAGCAATAATCCTTGCTGAATCTGTTTCTCTGTTGTTATACGTAATAAGCCAATGTGCTGTTGTCCTATCTAAGTCGACTTTTGCGAATAAGTCGTTGGATAAAATTATTGACAGCGTTATGATATTAACAACTGTCGCATTCATAATGGGCGGGATGATAGCTGCATTCGGAAACATTGAAAATCCGGGTGGCGCTATAACACTTGCTCTATCGGTATCCATTCTTCTTGGTGCAATTTCAGCCTGTGTGATATTGCTTTCAAAAACAACCTTCGGAAACAAAAATATTAAGAAAATATCCATAACGGTTGGACTGCTTGCCGTTATTGCGGCAGGTCTTACTGCTGTTGTTGGAAAATTCAGCGGTATGACCGATCCCAAATCTGTTCTTCCGTTGGTTGTTGGTGTATCCATTCTTCTTGGTGCTATAACAGGAGCTTGTTTGCTACTACAATTTGCTGGGAAGATTGCTCCAGAAGCTATACTATCAGTATCGATTCTTGGAGCCCTTGCCATTGGTTTGGGTACGATGCTTGGTCTTCTTCTTTCCAGCACTGGACAAGTAGAAGGTGCTATAACAGCAGCAGTTGCGATCTCTACTATGGTTCTGGCTCTCTCTGCTGCCTGTATACTCTTGGGTGTTGCTGGAACGTTCGGAATCGCTGGTCTTGCTGGCGTTGGGATATTTACCGTTTTGGTTATTGCGTTAGTGGGCTTAACCCTATTGATTCGTTGGGTCTCCGGACTTATGAGCATGACCGAAGAAGATCTTGCTAATATGAAAGCTTTCATGGATGGCTTAAAGATCGTCCTGGTCGGGATAGCGGACGCGATTGGTTCCGCTATGATTCAAACTGTAGTCAGCTTTACCGCTGGATTCAAAAATGTTGCACAGAACATTAAGGATGCCATGGATATTGCTGCTCAGATTCAACCTATCGGAGCGGATAATATTGTTGCTGTTCTTCAAGCGATTGTTGGAATAGCAGGACTTAAAGTTGCTGCTGGTGAAGGCTGGGCTGGAATGGTAGTCGAATTCTTCACTGGAAGAGGAACCGACAAAGTAACTGAAGTTCTTGCTGATATTACGAAGACTGGCGGTCTTCTTGAACAAATGGCTTCGTTTGGCGAAGCTTGCAGTAAGATGGATCCGAATATGAAATCCAATATTACCAACTTTGCCGCGGCAATCAGAGGTCTTTCTGATGGCTTGAAAGATCCTCCGAACAAGAATAACATGATCAATCTTCAGAACATGCTTAAGGATCTTTCTTCTGAAGATTTTATGTCTTCTCTGAAGGCTTTTGCTGATTCGGTTGGTATTATATCTGCTGGTAATCTTGAGAAAGTTGCGAATCTTTCAACTGCGATTGCTGGAATTGTATCTGCTGCTAAAGAATCCAAAAATGTAAAGAACCTTGATGATCTTAAAGATCTCTGTTCCAAACTTCCGGATATTGCAAAAGATATGGGGTCACTGGGTAGTAACTTTACCAATATTGCCTCTGGTCTCACGGCCGCTCAAGGCATTGTTGATATTATTAAACTTATAACCGAAGGGATAGCTGGTAACGGAGACGATAAGAAAGGTTTATTTGGATTAGATCTATCTCAATTCACGAGCAATATTACTGCTAGCGGCGGATGGCTGCAAGATATTATGGGTGAAACCGATCTTGCGAAATTCACCGATAATCTAAGTGATGCTGTCCGTAACATCCAATATATGGTCCAAACGGCTGACGAACTCGGTTTTCTTAAAGATAAGGGAACAAAGGCCAAGACAGTTGCTGCTGCTATCGGAGATGTTATTAGTTCTATAACATCTGGTTCTGGACAGATTGGGCGAACTGGTGGTAGTATAACTGACTTTATTGGAGAGACTCAAACCCTTGGCGATTATACCGATGATCTAGATGATGTTATCCGTAATCTTGGTGCAATGTGTGATGCTTATGACGACGCTCTTACAGGAAGAGATCCAGTAAGTGTTGCTAAGATTATTGGAGATGTAATCGCCGGTATTGCAAGTTCGGCAAAATCCTTGCCTAAAACTGGAGGGACCTGGCAAAAGATCTTCGGTGAAAACGGTCTTACCGGTTTAGGCCAGATTGGACGACAGTTCGGAATATTTGCTGTTGCAATATCTGAAATCGATGGATCACAAGTCAGCAAAGCTTCTACGATAGCGAATGCTCTCGCTAATATAGGAATAGCGTTTGCCGGTTTCAAAGAGGGTATGGACATTGATATTACTCCGATCGAAGGAAAATTAACTTCGTTGGGCAAGACAATCCAATCCTTCTCAGACAGTCTGACCGGTTTCGACTACACTAATATAACGCAATTTTCTTCAAAGATTAAAGAGCTTGGAGAATCTCTTTTGACTCTCGGCGGAGAAGAAGCAACCTCTGGGGCAGAGTCAGCTGTGGATTTAACCTCGGCTGGTACTGATATCAAAGAAAAACTGAACAATCTTATAAGCGGCGCTATCACTGATACGTTCTCCGAAAACGGTTCCGTATTCTCCTCAATGTCGTCCGGTGTTGGAGATTTTCTTAGCAAAACCGGAACTGCTATATCAGAAGGCGGTCAATCTATTTTCGACGCAGCTAAGGGAATTGGTACAAATATCTGTGATGGTCTCGTCAAAGGTATTAACGATAAAATCGAAACTGTCAAAAATACTGCTAAAGCAGTTGGTGAAGCAGCTGTATCAGCTTGTGCACAGGGTGCTCAAGTAAACTCTCCTTCTAAAGCCACTATAGAAACCGCTCGATATATCATTGCGGGTCTCGTAAATACACTTCGAAATAAATCTGGAGAAGTTTATGACGAGTCTTGGAATATGGGTCGAAAAGCAACTCAAGGCCTTGACGATGCTTTGTCGACAGTTCGAGATACCATTGAGGGAAAAGTGTCTGATCATCCGGTTATTCGTCCAGTTCTTGATTTGTCGGATGTGCAAAATGGGGTCACAACGCTTGATTCGATGTTCTCTAGAAATAGAGCATTAGCTGTTGATGCTATTCGGACAAAGAGGCAAACGGCAGTCGAAACGGAAAATCAAAATGGATCTACAAAGAGCGGTCCATCTTACAATTTTGTACAAAATAATTACTCCCCCAAGGCTCTTAGTCGCATAGAAATCTATCGTCAGACCAAGAACCAATTCTCTGCATTGAAAGGAGCTACCATGGTATGATAAATGGATTTACTTTCACTAACTTCCGAGGGGACAGTATAGACGTTGATTTGAGGAGGCCGGAAGTCTCTGGCTTCCTCATCAAAGATGTCACAGGACTGGGCCCTGCAAAAGCAACTATTAACTCGACGGAAGTTGCAACGTATGATGGATCTTTCTTCAATTCTTCTCGACTCGAAAGCAGAAATATTGTTTTTACAATAGGATTTGTTTCGACTGAGACTGGAGAGATGATTGAAGATATTCGTCAGAAATCTTATAAATTCTTTGCTATTAAACGAGAAGTCGCGATTATAGTCAAAACCGACAATCGATGGCTAGAGACGACGGGTTATGTCGAATCGAACGAACCAGAGATATTTAGTCAAGAAGAAAGTGCTCAGATTTCTATAATCTGTCCAGATCCATATTTCTATGAAGCTGGGAAAGATAGAAGTTTGCAGAAAACTGATTTCTACGGAATAAAGCATTCTTTTACATTCCCATTTTCCAATGAATCGTTGACTGAAAAGAAAATTGTTCTTGGAGAGATCCAAAACATGAGTGAGAATACAGTATGGTATACTGGCGACGCTATGACCGGTGTATACATACGAATTCATGCTCTTGGACCGGCAAAGAACATAACTATTCACAATACAGAGCTTCGTCAGAAGATGACAATCGATACAAATAAGATTGCTACTATTACGAATAGTAGCGGAATCATTACCGGAGACGATATAATCATCACGACAGTAAAAGGATCCAAGTCAGCATATATTATTCGAGATGGTGTTTATACCAATATTCTTAACGCGTTGAATAAGGATGCAGACTGGTTCCAATTGGAAAAAGGTGATAACGTCTTTACATTTGTAGCTGACGAAGGTCTGACGAATCTACAATTCTATATCGAAAATCGTATTTTGTATGAGGGTGTATAAAAATGGAACCATTAATTTTAACGCCGACATTTGAGGCTGTCGATATAATAGATACATTTACGTCGCTTATTTGGACAGATCGATATAACGCTTATGGGGACTTTGAAATATGTGTTCCAGCGGATTCTAGTATTCTAACGTCCGTTGATTTAGACGATTATTTATGGATTAAAGAATCTGAACATACTATGATAGTTGAAAATATTGACATAGACACAGATGTCGAGGAAGGATCTACTATAAAAATAACGGGGAGATCTCTTGAATCTATTTTGGAGCGAAGGGTCGTTTGGGGTCATAAGGCACTGAATGGAAATTTTCAAAATGGAATTAAAACTCTTCTAGAAGAGGCAATTATCAATCCTTCTATAACCCAAAGAAAGATCTCGAACTTTATTTTTCAGGAGTCCACAGATACGGCAATCACTTCTTTGACGATCGATACTCAGTTCGCTGGTGATAATCTGTATGATGTCATCAAAACTCTATGCGACGAGAAGAAGATAGGATTTAAAATTGTTCTGAATGAATCTAATCAGTTTGTATTTTCTTTATATTCTGGTGTAGATCGTTCGTACAATCAAGAGATCAATCCGTACGTAGTCTTTTCACCAAACTTCGAGAATCTGATTAATAGCAACTATCACGCTTCGAAGGAAAAGCTTAAGACCATAGCTCTTGTTGGTGGTGAAGGCGATGGAAGTGAACGAGTATATACTTCGGTCGAAGCAGATCCTGATTCAGCGACTATTCCAAGTGGTCTTGGTCGGAGAGAATTATTTGTAGATGCAAAGGGTACATCCAAAAAGACATCAGATGCAACTCTAACTGACGCCGAATATGACGAAGTTCTAAAAGCAAAAGGATCAGAGAAGCTTGAAGAGTACGTGGACGAAAGGGCCTTTGAAGGATCGGTTGATGTCACAAGAACTAACATTTATGGCAAAGATTTCAACATGGGAGATATTGTTCAGATAGCTAATGAATTTGGATTTGAATCGACGTCTCGTGTTACAGAATTTATACATTCTCAAAGTCTCGAAGGTTTAGAGTTCTATCCGACTTTCGAAGCAATTAAAGATGAATAAAAGGAGGATTTATGAGCTTAACTTTTGGATTTTACAATTCTCTTAATAACGATAGATCTTACGACGCTGTCGACATGAGTCGAATTTTCGATGGTATCATTAACGATGGCGTCTATCTTTCTATTGGAGAGAAATTTGCAGTAAAAGCTGCTACTGGAATGGGTATTACAGTTGGAACTGGTAGAGCATGGTTTAACGGAACCTGGAGCTACAATGATTCTAATTTCGCTTTGACCGTTGACACAGCAGAAGTATTGCTTAAAAGAATTGATGCAGTGATTCTTGAGGTAAATACGACAAACGCAGTACGTCGTAACGAGTTGAAGATGAAAAAGGGAACTCCCAGTTCTCAGCCTGCCAAGCCGTCAATGACAAAGACCGGAGGAGTTTATCAGTATCCGCTTGCATACATCACAGTGGATCCCGGGGCTACGAGCATTACTCAGGCGAATATCGAGAATGCCGTTGGTACAACGGAGTGCCCCTACGTGACGGGTGTATTAAAGTCCACTGATATTGATGAGATCGTCGCTCAGTGGAACGCTCAGTGGAACGAGTGGATGACTAATGAACAAACATCGTTCGAAAATTGGTATAACAATCTTCAGGTGATTCTTGACGATAATGTGGCCACGAACCTTACGAACCGAGTGCTTGCACTAGAATCAAAGGTTAAAACAATTGTTGTCGGAAAAACAGCTCCGTCCTCAATGACCGGACTTTCAGAAGGTGACATTTATATTTACGTACCCACTCTTCCCGATTAAGGAGGTAGAATATGGCTGTATTAAAATTCTATCCGAAATCTTACATTGGGTACGTACGATGTAACAGCGTCGACGACGCTGTTGATAAAGCAAAGTCTATATCCGATCCTGGAATGACGACACCTACAGATATAACGAATCGAGTTGGTATAACAAATAGTAGTAATAAGGTTTATTTATATCGGATGTCCTATTTCTTCGAAAAGAGTAGTGGCGGTAACATTCCCTTGTTGAAATGTCGCAATCATGTCTTGAATATGTCTTTTCGAGCAAGGACAAGTGGTGTATCGTATTTCCCCAATCTGTATTATGGCCCTAAAGCAAATGCTGTTACTACAAACTTCGCGTATACAAATCGATATATTGAAGATTGTGAAAACTGGAGAGGCGGAGAACATGATATTAATCCTATCTATTTTTCTCAGTCAATTCCAGATAGTTGCGCATGGGTGTTTGGTGGATTTGACAAAACTACTTATTGTGCACTTTATGACCCATATCTTCAAGTCGAGACAGAGACCTTAACTTTGGAATACAACGCAAACGGTGGAATCGGAGCACCGAATCTCCAAAGTGTTGATATTTCGGAAAACGGTTATGTCGCAACGATTAGCACTGTAAAGCCAACAAAAGACGGATACAAATTTGCTGGATGGGCTAGAACACCGAATGCTTCTGGGGCAACATATCAGCCTGGTCAGACATTTGAAATGACAACTAATATGACACTTTATGCCGTATGGCAAAAATTGTCATATACTGTCACATTCGATCCAAACGGTGGAACAGTTTCAACAACGACCAAAACGGTTACGTACGGAGAAACTTATGGAGAACTTCCCGTTCCTGTACGAAGTGGATACAAATTTGATGGATGGTTCACGCAATTGTCCGGAGGAACTTTAATTACTGAATCATCTACTGTTGATCTGACAGGAGATACAACTTTGTACGCGCACTGGACTGTTCAGTCAATAGTACATGTTGTAGACAAGAATAATCAAATGCAAGACGGAATTGTTTATGTGTCTGATGGTAATAATACATTACATATCGGCATTGTATACGTATGCGGTTCGGACGGAAATTTGCATGTAAATGGGTAAGGGGTGACATTCAAAATGGAAATAGAAAAGTGGTTACAATTCATTCTAACCATTGCAGTTTCGATACTTGGTTCTGCTGGTTTCTGGACATTTATTAGTAAACGATCAGACAAGAATAGTGCAATACGACGAATGCTTAAAGGGCTTGCACACGATCGAATATTGAGTCAGGGAACAGTCTATATTGAACGAGGATGGATCAGTACGGACGAATATGAGAATCTAGATCATTATTTGTATCAACCATATAAAGATCTCGGTGGAAACGGAACCGCCGAACGAATCATGGATAAAGTAAAGGAACTTCCTATTCGTAAGTAAACGCGAAAAAAACATTCTCCTATATGAGAACATAAGGGAGGATTCTATAATGCGTATTACTTTAAGATTCTTATTCGCTTTCATTCTTTGGATCGTGTCCACTCCGACAAGATTTTTGATGGTATTGTATGCTTACGTAAGAGGAATATACGGAGGCATTAAATACACAGAAGAATTGTCGGAGTGGCTCGGATTCTACAGAGAAGTTGAACTACGAGTCTTAGATCGAACTTTGAAATGGATTCGAACTGGACGCTTATAAGAGGGATACATCCCCTCTTATTTTTTGAAAATGTCGCGAAAAAAACATAGTCTATTAAGGAATACTATACTGAAAGGAGAATTAGTATGTTTGAACAATCTTCTGAAATTCTGGAGAAAGAATTGATATCTGTTGGTTCGGAAATGAACGCACAGTTTGTTGGTTCGGAAAGCAGAGATCAGGCACAGTCGAGCTTCGTAAAGTTATATGAGCTCAAACTTCGTGAAAAAGAAATTGAATCGGAAAAAGATTCAAAGAAAAAAGAACGAAGAATGGGTATCATAAAAACTTGTATCGAAGTTGCTGTTCCGGCATTGATATTTACCGGATTAACGATACTGGGATTTAATTTCGAAGAAACAGGATCGTTATCATCTCCGACTTTCAAGAATGTTATCAAGTACATGAAACCATCTAAGTAGTATCCGAGAAAGGGATCTTTTACAGATCCTTTTCTTTTTATATTCGCGAAAAAACATTCTCCTATATGAGATCATAAAGGAGGATTTTGTTATGACCAAATTTTTAGAAACTGTTTGTAATTCAGTTGCTGTAGTGTTGTCTACGATTTTTCTTCCAGTACAAATTTTAATGATAATAGTTTTGGTAATCATTGAATTTCCAACTACTATATTTATATCAAAATTCAAGATTGGAGTCAAAGAGTATTTTCCAACATTATTCAACATTATTCAACATGATGAGAATTGGTGAGATGCCATTATCGAACTTTATGAAGAGGATTGAGCCGCAAAGGCTCTTCCTTTTAGTTTTTCAAAAAATCCCGGAAGGTAATTTCCGAAAATGTCGAGAAAAAAACATAGTCT